GGACCTGGCCTTACACCGTAACGCTCCCGAACGGGCGGTATCAGAGAGTCTACCCGGGGGACACGTATGACGCCAGGACAGGGCAGGTCATGCCGCCACCGACGCTCGTGAAGAAGGAAGGTCTTTTAGATGCACAGGCCAGGATCGACAGGTCCATCGAGCAGTACCGGCAGGAGCAGACGAACTTCAGGGCTGGGCTTGAGGTGAACATCGAGCAGTCGCGGCTCACTGCTAATGAGCGGGCAGACATAAGATCGAAAATCGCAGCGTTCGGGAACTTGTTTTCAGAGCAGCTCGCTCTTGTACAGAGGGACCCGAATGTCCCCGCAGACTCAAAAGATACTATTATCAGGCAGTTATGGGACGAGCACCAGAAGAATTTGACCATGATGGCCGACCTTTCGGGACTTGTGATTGCCTGGGATGAGACGGCGCCGGCCACAACGGAGCAGATTCGAGATGTGACCGAAACCGCAACCGCGCCGAAAACAACGGAGCAGATCAACGAGCAGATCAATGAAGAAACAGGTTTAATCGGGGAAGAAGCAGCGAGCCCGGCCCTTGACTGGGGAGAAATTGGCGGGGAGGGGCAAACCGGACAGCCGGTGTATAACCCATGAGAACGAACGATATGGAGTCTCTATTTAAGATTTTCAACCATCCGCTGGTCTACGACATGATCTCGGACGACAGCAGTGTCCCGCCTTACAGGCCGGATCCGAACCATTTTTTTGTGATGAACGAAGATAAAACCGGGGCAATCCGAATAGACCCGGTGAACGGGATCACTTGTGAAGTCCATATCGCCTGCATGCCGGAGATGTGGGGTAGGGCCACGGGTTTCATAAAGGGCGCGATTGCGTGGGGATTTGAGAACACCCCCTACTCAAAGATCATAACTTATATCCCGGAGTACAATCGGGCAGCGATTGCGCTGACGAAGAGGTGCGGGTTCAAGGAAGAGGGGAGGCTCACGAAATCCTTCCTGAAGCGGTGGGAGTTCCACGACCAGATTTTATTTGGGCTTTCAAAATACGATTAGGAGGTCTATCATGCCAGCAGGTGTAGCCGTAGCGGGGTTTATGGCTCTCGAAGGGATGGCCGCTGCAGTAACAGCGGCGGCAGTGAACGGGATTATTGCCGGCGCAGTGATCGGTGCCGCGACAAGTGTAATTACCGGGGGTGATGTTCTGAAGGGCACCCTTAAAGGGGCTCTGATCGGAGGGATTACCGGAGGGATTGCGGGAGCTATTGCCCCGGCGACATTTGGTGCAACCGCTGCGGCTGGTGGCGCCGGGGGAGCTGGGGGTGCTGCGGCTGGCACTGCCGAGACCGCGCTTGCCCTCGGGGAAGAAGCGATGATCCCTGGTGTTGCAGAAGCCGTTGCCGGGGGAGGGGGCGCCGGGGCTGGCGCAGGTGCGGGGGCAGGTGCAAGCGCCGCAGGGGCTGGCGCCTCCAGCACGGCCACCGAGGTCGCGAAGGTCATGGCGGAGCAGAGCAAGACCCTTGCCGAGATAGGAATGAAAAATTCTCTTGTCCAGGGAGGGGCGGGCCTTCTCGGAAACGCAGCGAGTGCTTACGCGAACAAAGACAAGGACAAAGAAGCTGCGGAGGCTATTTCGAGCGTGAAAGCTGCAGAAGTGGCTCGGAACCAGCCCGGGAAGTTCACTTCAACCGCAAGAAATATTGTCTGGAAGAACATAAACCTTCCCGAGACGTTGGTGGCGGCGGTATCGGCTCCGCTGTACCAGTACCAGAAGCCCCATACCGGGACAGGACTTTTGAAAGGAGGGACTGCATAATGCCAGGATTACTCGAACAGGGAATGGGGGCACCCGCCCCACAGCAGGCACCAGCTCAGCAACAAGCCCCTGCCCCACAGCAGGCAGCTCCACAGCAGGCAGCCCCTCCAGGGGGTCCGGACAAAAAGGAGCTGGATGTCTTTGTCGCGAACGGAATGAAACTGATCCACAACGAAAAGATCTCTGACCGGCTGATTGCGGCGGTTATGGAATCGAAAAACAAGGTGAAAGCTCTCGCGGATGCAGCCTTGAGTATTGTCTGGAGGCTTGAGAAGAGCGCAGAAGCTTCAGGCAAAAAGCTCTCTCTCACGACCCTTGCTTATGGGGGGAACATCCTGATGGGGGAGATTATCGCTTCGGCCGAAGCCGCGGGGATGAAGAAGATGGACGACGAAACAAAAGCCCATGCGCTGAGCCTTGCGGTAAGCAAGTATCTTGACGACGCTATCAAGACCGGGAAAATCTCCAAGGATGAGCTTCAGAAGATGAGCGATGAGGCTGAAAGTACCCCTGTCGGGCAGGAGATCGTCAAGAAAGCATTGCAGCAGAGCGGGCCTCCCCAGAAGCCGGCGCAAGCCCCGGAGCTGACAGAGCCTTCGGGTGAACAGGGGGTGTAGCATGGGACTCTTAGGGAAGGTATTAGCTTCGGGGATTGCCGGCGGCGCGAAGGGGTTTTCGGACGCTTATGCTGAATACGCAAAGCAGGAGGCGATGAGTCTTCGCGAGCAGAACATGATGAGGATCCAAGCACTCTATAGAAAAGAGGAAATGGAGAGTACCCAGAAGTTCCAGAAAGAAGAGAACGCGCTTACGAGGGGCCTCACAGCATCGGAGGGGAAGGCAGGGAGAGACCTCACAGCATCGGAGGGGAAGGCTACGAGAGCGGTTACAACGGGGGAAGGGGAGAAAACGAGAGAGCTTCAGAAAACGCTACATGACAAAGCAGAAACAGCTGCACAGTCCCGGCTTGAACAGTCTTTATCCGCAACAGCCGGCGCACAGGAATCCGCCCAGGCTCATGCAAGAACGATGCAAAAAGAAGGCGGGGAGATCGCCAAAGCAAATCAGGAAGCCCTCTTGAAGCTTGCCGACCAGCTGAAGGACAACGACAAGAACGACGTAGAGAAGACGTTTGACTTCCTCGTGAAGCACGGCGATACAACGGCAGATGCTCTGGCTACCGTGAAGTCCGTCATCACGAAAGAGAGGGACCTGGACCGGCAGAAGCTTCTTGCCGCTGCGTATGCCTCTTATGCAGCGAAGAACCCTGATGCGACCGATGAGCAGGAGAACAAGTTTCTGACTTCCCTCAAGTCCCTTCTCGGGCTGGGAAAAGAAGCGGGGAAAGGTAAAGATCTCTCTGCAAAGGCACTCCTTGAGAGAAGTGCCCCGGCGGACACGAAAAAACCAGGGTCTGGGGGCCTCTTAAATACGGAACCAGAGAAACCGAAGATCATGGGGAAAAGCGCGATGGGCCTTTCTCTGCCGGGGGTTTTTGGGCCAGTAGGCGCAGAACGCAAGAAGCGCCTTGACGAAGAGCGTGCGGCAGGAACGATCTCTGAAAAGGCTTACAGGAAAGCGGTGCTGGAAGCCGAGGAACAAGAAAAACTTTAACGATGAGGTGACGCCTTGAACTTCGACTTCATGCGGGATCCTGAGTGGAGCACCTTTGATGATAGACAGAGAAATGCCGTTCTTGAGCAGGCCTTCAAAGAAAGCATTGAGCCAGATCCTGATTATAAAGGGATGGATCCAGACCAGCAATCTAGGGTGAGGGCTCAGTACTTCCTTGAAGCTGGGGAAACCCAAAAAGAGCTTGAGATCGAGCAGGCTCCCGAAAGCAGGGGATTTCTTGGAAGGGCCGGATCCGCTCTTGCCCGAGGTGCGGTAGAGGGAATCATAAAGCCTGTCGGCTCTGCCCTTGAGATGCTCGACACCACTCCCCGGGAGGTAGACAAGGAGGAGGGCGTCCTCGACACGGCTGGACGAGCGATTACCGACTGGTCCGACAAGGTCCTTAGAGAGTACGACTTCCTCAAGAAGGACAAAGGGGAGCTTCGCGGTGAACCGGGGTTTGTCGAGAGGGGCCTGATTGGTATCCCCGAGAATATCCCTGGCTCTCTCCCGGTGATGGGGGCGGCTTACGCGGGGTTCAAGGGCGGAGCCGCAATCGGTGGACTGGTGGGGGGGCCTGCGGGAGCCGCTGTGGGTGGCACGATAGGGACCGTTGCCGGCTCACTTTTTGGGCTTGTCGCTTTCTTCGGACCCAAGACCTACACGGACGAGTTCTCTTCGGCTTACCAGGAGTTGAAGACGAAACGCCCCGAGGCCACCGAGGAAGAGATCCAGGAAGTCGCCCATCGGATGGCTTTTAAGTCTGCCGCTTTTGAAGTGGGAACGGAAATTCCCGGGACCCTTCTTGCGTTGAGAATGCTCGGCGGGACGAAGGTCTTAACCCAGCCCTTCAAAGCCACAATGCGGAACGTCCTCACGAAGCCCCCTGCAGAACTCGCGAAAGAGTTTGCGCTTGCCACTGCCGGCGAGGTCGGTGGCGAGATGGTAGCTTCTGGGGGGCAGGCTTATGTAAGGCAGGAAGAAGGGCTTTCAGGCCCTACTGTCCCCCAGGCTGTGGCGGAATCTGTTATCCCGGCTCTGGGTATGAGCCTTTTCTTCGGAGCAGCGGCAGCGGGCTATAATGCCGCGCAGACACGCTCTACGATGCAGGCCCTGAACTCGCCTGACCAGGGAGCACGCCTTGAAGAAGCTACCAAGATGGCCCTCCGGATAAAGGCGAACACCCAGGACACAGATCTTGCAGTAGCCTGGTACAATAAAGCCCTTGAAACCATTCAGAAAAACGAGCCCTTTGCATTCGACCAGAAGCTGGTGGAGTTCGCCCAGTTCAAAACCGTACAGGATTTTAAGGAGCCCGAGCTCCCGAAGGTGAGCCCGGAGGAGTACAAGCCGATCGTCGTAGCGGCGGACGCGGAAGAAGCCCTCGGAGCCTTTAAGGCTCTTACAGACCTTACCGAGAACGAGAAGAAGCTCCAGGAACTGAAGGCACAGGCGGATACTGGAGGGCCCACCCTGCAGGACCTGGCCTCGATGCCCCAGGAGCAAGCCAAGAAGCTTCTCGAAGAACCACTGCCTCAGCCCGAACCTCTCCGTTCCGGCCAGCAGATCGACTACACCACGGACAAAGGGTCTTTCCGTGCCCTTCTTCTGGAGCAGAAAGACGAGAAGTCCTGGGAGGCCATGAGGCTTGATAACGGCACCCGGTTCACGGCCAAAGCGGACAAGGTGGCGCCAGCCGCAATCCTGGAAGAGGGCAGAAAGATCCAGTACAAAACCGTAAAGGGTTTGAGGAACGCAGAGCTTGTTTCTCCTCTTGGAGATACGGCCTGGAACGCGAAATGGGAGAGTGGAGAACCTTTCATTGCCCTCAAGGAGAAGATCACAGCGCTCCCGATAGAGGGCGAGAAACTGGAGGAGAAGTATGCCGGCACGCTATATGGCGATCAGAGACAGCCTCTTTCAGAAGCGGGTCGCGGTCTGGAAGAAGGCCAACAAGGGGAAGAAAATGTCCAAGGCTACCAGGGACAGGCTGTACGACGCCTCGCAGACACAGGCGGCCAAGATCTACAACGCCTCGCGGAAGGCGGGGGAGAAACCGGTGGGCCGGTACGATTAGAGGTCGACCGGATCGCGAACGAATCCGCGACCTCTGAGAGAAATGCCTTAACTCAACCCACCGACGACCAGAAGCGGGTGGGTAACTACCCGAAGGCGCACCTGAAAGGGGACCTGATAAACCTTTCAGGGCTTGATATAACCATCGAGAACCCAGAAGGCTCTACCAGAACAGAAGCAAAGCCGAAGGACGCGACCGCGGACTGGAAGCCCGGCTGGTCATCCCAGATGAAGAACGCCCACTACGGCTACTTCCGGAGGACAGAAGGGAAAGATGGGGATCAAATAGATGTCTTTATAGGCCCGAACCCGGAGGCCAAAACAGCTTTCATTGTTGATCAGGTAGACCCGAAGACCGGGAAGTTCGACGAGCACAAGACCCTCGTGGGGTATGACTCTGAGGTCCAGGCCAGAGAAGCTTATCTCTCGAACTACGAACCCGGCTGGAAAGGACTGGGCGCAATCACCGAGGTCCCGATCGAGAACTTCAAGGAGTGGGTCGGTGACGGCAAGAAAAAGAAAGAACCGATTTCGCTCGGCAAAGAGGCCCCCACACTTCCAGAGCCCGTGAAGCAGGAGATCGCCTGGAAGCAGAGAAAGTCTATGGGGATGACCTTCCACACGACTCCTCTGGAGAACGACACCCTGGTGATCCGGGAGAACCCAACGAAAGGAAAGAACAAGTTTATTGTCTACAAAAAGTCCGAAGGCGAGAAGAAGAACATCGGGAAATTCCCCACCCTCGAAGAAGCGAAAGCCGCGGGGGAGACTATTATCCCCAGGGTTGAGCCGGTTGCGGCAGAACAGCCCAGCGCCAGGATGGCTCAGGAGCCCCCTGCCGCAGGAATGCCAGAGAAGATGCCTGCCGCCGCGCCTGTGGCAAAAGAAGGGGCCGGGACGACCGTTCTCCTGCCCGGAAAGGAGATCGTCGTTCCTGGGGCAAATTTGGAAGCCAAGACCGCTTACGAAGAAGGGCGGCAATCAAGGATCGATACCGGGGACGAATACCGTCTCTCGAAAGTCGAGCCCCGAGAGATGGAGGTCTACAAGAAAGAGAACCCCCAGCTCCGAGAGAACCCGAAGACTGTCAAGATATATCGAGCCACAGGAGGGCCTGCAATAAATGCGGGGGACTGGGTGTACCTGAGAGAGGATCTCGCGAAAAAGCACCAGGAGACCAGGCCTGGCGCCAAGATCGTAGAGATGGAGGTCCCCCTTGATGACATCGTAACGGCGAGCGATGCGGTTGAGTTCGTTTATTCTCCGCGAGAAACCCAGAAATCAGTCGAGACGCCCAAGACACTTGTCTCTGAAGCCAGAAAATTCAAGTCCTCCGAGGAGCTCCTCCGTGCCGGAGGGTTTTCTGCAGAAGCTCTTGATAGAGCCGCTTTCGGGTTTTCGGCCGAAGACGTCAAAACACTTGAACCTCGTGAAATTACAATCAAGTACCGGGAAGACAGGGACAACGCCATCGCCGAAGCAGAGAAGTCCGGGCAGACTCCCGAAGCCTGGGCCGCCACCGTTGACCTTACTGAGCCGGTTCAGGTCTCTTACGAGGGCGGGAAATTTATGCTGGAGGACGGGCACCACAGGTACCTCGCCGCGAAGCTCCTGAACAAACCTCTGAACGTGGACCTGACGATCAAGGACAAGCCGATCGAAAAGCTCTCCGGGAGAAAGGACTACGATTACGACCAGTTCGTGAGAGATACTCACGACCAGGTAAATTTCATAAAAACAAAGAATGCGTATGACGAGGCACTTAAAAAAGGAGAAGTGGACCCCGGCGCACATGCCGCTATCCTTGATGGGATTGACATTCTTCAGGGACACGACCTAACTGAACGCGATATAGTGATTGAAAACGATTCAAAGGCGACCCATGCTATTGGTAATATGCCGTTGACATTGGATCCGGCTAGTGATAAAGAATTTTTACTTAATTACGGGTACACAGAGGGGGAACTCAATGAACTCGTCAGACAGGGCGGAAAGCTCCACATTAGAGCCGAGATCAATCACGACAATATTCGAGGTGACGGATCGCGAGGGCAACTCATTAGGACGTATAACAAAGCACTGGCCTCCGACGTCTATGAAGAAATCGTCCATGCCCTCGAAAGAAGGGGGATTCTCGACGCCGGTCCCGTACCTGAAGGGACAGGGAGAGAAGCCCACCTAGAGGCTCACGCCAAGCAGGTAGTCCAAGACCTGCTTGCCGGCAAGGAGGTGCCGAATGTCAGAAGAAGATCGCAACAACTTCGTGAAGAAACTGCAGGAGCTCGGAAAGAAGAAGGGGTTTCCGGTACTCGTGCAGGGAAACAGGGAGTACCAGGAGAGGGCAAAGGACGACAGTCTTACTCTATCACAGGAGCTGAAGTCACCGAACCTGCCGTCTCCTACACGCGAGGTGTAGACGCAAAAGGAAACGTCTGGGTGCGTCAGTCTGATGCACCTACAAACGCCGGCCGGCAGCTCCTCTTGCAGTTTTCAACAGAGCTATTTAACTTTCCTGAAGACGCAGCCACCAATTATTACAAGACCCTTTACGGGGGGACCCGGGAAGGCTACGCCAAACTGAGAGATTTCTGGGAGATCCCTCAATGGATGGGGTACGTCTCCAAGTTCCTCCCTGACGCGGACGTCTATATCGTCAGAGACATGAAGGAAGCCAAGAAGTTCCTGGAGACTGCCGGTTACGATAGAATGATCTTCTCCGCGATCGACGTGAACAAGGATCTGATAAGAGAGCTCTCGGAGGACTTCAAGGGGAAGGTAGATATCGGCGGCTACACGACGGACACCTTCGGGGACGTCCCGAACGCGACCTGGCACAAAACCCTGAAGTCTCTCGCGGAGAGTATGGGGGTCGAGTTCGTAGACGGAGTAGATTACCGGCACTTCCAGGACGCTGAAGTGATCCCGAGACTTACAATGTCTCGTGGCTGTAAGCATAGGTGTGCTTTCTGTACCGTCGAGAAGCAGCTTGTCGAGACACCCACTGAAGTGATTGACCAGCAAGCCGAAGCCTTTGGACTCCTGAAGGCAAAACTCGTTTACCTGAACGACAAGACTTTCGGGCAAGCCGGGAACTACAAACACCTTGAAAACGTCTACCAGGCGATACTGAAGAATAACCATGATTTCAAAGGGTTTATCATCCAAACTACCGGGGCGAGCATACTGAAGATGGACGACGCCTGGCTCCAGAAGTCCGGGATCCGGTACGTCGAGCTCGGGGTGGAGACTTACAACAACGCCCTTCTCCGAGAGCTGCACAAGCCTCACAACGAGTCGGTCCTAGACAAAGCGGCCGAGAAGCTCCGGAAGAACAACATCAAGATGATCCCGAACATCATCATCGGTTTGCCGAACGAGACGAACGAGACCTACGACCGGACCCTCGCCTGGATTGATAAGCAGTCTGACATCGTCTCTCACATGAACATTTACAACCTGGCTCTCTATGAGGGCACAGAACTCGCCGGCAAGATCGAAGCTGCGAAGCCAGAAGACTTCGACGAGAACGTACTCGAAAAGTCTTTCCACAAGGAGAAGGGGATCCACGAAGAGTTCGCCCGGATGGTCTACAGGAAAGGCACGGAAGGACTGGAGGCAAGGCAGTTCTCGATAGATAAAGACAGTAAAGAAATTGCTCGACTTTTAGAGGAAGCAAAAAGGGAAGAATATCTTCCCGAAGCAAGAGATCTGGTCCGGACGGCGAGCAGTCTCGCATATAAAAAGTACAAGAAAGGGGATAAGGATCTCTTCTTGAAACTGTCTGACATGGCTTATGGGTTAGCTTCTCAGGACTACAACTTACTTAAAGAGGAGATCGACAAAATTCTTCCGCGTATCCAGTTCTCCATCGACTCTCCTGCCTTCAAGAAGTGGTTCGGAGACTCGAAGGTAGTGGACAAGAACGGGAAGCCGCTGGTGGTGTACCACGGGACAAGAGGTGTTTTTGATGCGTTTGATATGAGTCGGGCGGAAGATCTCCCGCAAGGTGGTGCATATTTCACTAATAAGCGCACCATTGCAGAGACCTATGGCGGCGACCAGCGAAAAGTAATGGAAGTCTATCTTTCCATAAAACGCCCCTACAATATGACTGCATGGCAGTGGTACGGTAATCCCGATTGGGAATACGATTCTTTAATAGAGGACGGCCATGATGGCATCATAGTAACAGGTCCTGTTCACGAGCATCTACCGGGGGTAAAAGGCGAGAAAATGTATATCGCCTTCTCCCCCACCCAGATCAAATCCGTGAACAATCTCGGCACCTGGAACCCGGAGGATGCAAGGATTCAGTACGCGATCGGCAAGTCAAAGAGGTCTCTTGGAGCACGGATTCTTGCCGGAGAAATGCCAAAGCCTGTCGGAAAGCTCGTCACTCAGATAGCGTCATACCTCTCGAACGAAAGTGCAAAGGAAGGGGTTATAGATCACAGAACCGCAACCCCAAAACAGAACAAGGCTGTAGAGAAAGCCTTGATCGACATGCTCGACGCCTCCCTGCAGAAGGCACCTGAGTCTTTGACGTGGTATCGTGAAGACCTCGGCAAGATGATGGAATACATGATGATGGTCCACCCTGAGCTGACGGATCCAGAGCATAAGTTCAACTTCACTCTTGCTTTGGCTATAACGTCTCAGGGGAATAACACGACGAAGAATGTGGAATTTGCAGACCAAGCTTACAAAACCTGGAAGAAAAATGGGAAGCTGGCCGTCCCTATCGCCGCGAAAGACGGCGCCATTATTTACGAGAACCTGAAGTTCTCAGACCTTCTGGCCTCGAAGTTCAAGGACTGGAAGGAATACGAAGACTGGCTGATGGGCAGCGCCCCACTGAGAGACGTTATTCAAGATGTTGAGAACAGACTCGGGATAACGACTGACGAGGCGAAGCTTTTAATCGGGACGCACGAGTTAATGTCGGAAGTGGTCCCTCGGGCAGTTGTCTTCGGCCCGAAGCTAGGGGCGTTTTTCCTGAATCTAAACGGAGACTTTTCTCCGGTAACGATGGACATGTGGTTCATGAGGACGTTTGGGAGGATCCAAGGGAATCTTCTTGAAGGCGGTTCTCCAGAAGAAGACGCAGCAGAGAGAGCGAGACTGAAAGCCGCCATAAAGAAATCTCCCCGTGGAGTACGGCTTGCCGGACTACAACCGGGGCTTTTTGGTTATGATGACGCTTTCATTGATGAGGCAGCAAAGAAGATTGCTCGCCTTGTCGGCCCTGGGGGAGAAGCTTTCCGGAACAAGCTCAATTCACTTAACGGAGGAGATGAACTGCGCCTGGCTGCGAACGCCCGGGAGAAGCATCTTCAGGGATCCTCTACGAAAGACACACCGGACAGCGGAGAGCATAGACGCTGGCTCAGGGAAAGAATAAACAACGTCCGGGAGACTCTCTCGAAGAAGGGGAAGACATACGAGAACGCCGATATCCAAGCCGCAATCTGGATCGGAGAAAAGGAGATCTACCATGCGTTCGGATCAAAACAGCAACTCGGAGACTATTTCTCAAAAGGCGCCGAAACTCTCTACCACGGCACTCTTGGACGAGTACCAAAAGGACCTGCAAAAGCTGCAGGACGAGGGGCAGGAGGAGCGGAGCAGAGTACTTTCTTCTCTATTTCAGCGGCAGAAAAAATCTACGAATTAGCAAAGGCAAACCCGAGGGGATTTACGATCAATATTTCGGATGGGACCCTGGTGACAAAGGGCTGGGCTGTCTCACCTACAAAGCTTACCGAGACTGTCGTAGGGGCTTTTACTCCGCAGGACGTGGACAATTTCCTTGAGAAATTTAAGCATGTCTTCGAGAAGAACAAGAACGCTTTCTTTGGCGGGTGGTTTGACAACGACCAGAAGTCAAGCAATTACGGTAATTTCGTTCTGGATGTCTCCTTTGTGGTTGACAATTTCGCTGATGCAGCGTATATAGGAGAAGCAGGAGGGCAAGATGGAATCGCCAATCTCGAAGACCCCAAAAACGGATATGTCCGAGTCGAAGACGCAATCTCCAGACTCAGGGAAGGCGGTCTTTATGATGAGGGCAGAAGGGCAGAGCTGGGAAGATTTCAAGCGGAAGTGCATCGAAGCGTGCAACAACGCGGGCCTGTTCTCCAAAGATCCGTTGGAAGAGAAGTACCTGAAGGCCATGCAAGAGAAGGGTCTGTCAGTGGAGTAGGGGTTCATTACTCTTTCAAGAAGCTGACTCGCCTCGATCCCCGCCTCGCCGGCACGGGCCCTCTCCGTGGAGCGGAGCGGGCACGCCTTCTCCCTGGGTATCCAAACGCCAAAAGAGCTTACATCTACATCCACGAGGGCAAGGGAATCACCCCAGAAACCGGGCTGGGCCCTTTCGCCCACAAGGTTTCTTTCACGAACTTCTACGAAGCGGACTACGACCCGCTCAAAATCATTTCCTCAATCAAGACCCTGAACGACTTCGAGCAGAAGATCATGAAGCTCGGATACAACGGGATTGTCCTCCGTGATCAGGGCATGGCCGTTTTCCTGGGTGATCAGGAGATCCCAGTAGAATCTATCGATGACGTGGCCGGGATCCCGGCCCTTCCGGAGTACTCGTTTGTTCTCACCCCTGGAAAGCAGTACTCGATTCAAACGACTCTCGGGCAGAACCCGGCGCCGATCGATGACGTGGCCCCTACTCTTTTGAACGTCAAGAGGCCCACGCCTGAGATTGTTTCTGAGGCGCAGAAGATATACAACTCATGGCCGGACCAGGTCACCGCTTCTGACGGAATGATTTTTACCCCCAAGAACCCGGAGGGCGGGAGGCACAGCACGAGGGTGTGGCATCTTCTGAGACAGGAAGTCGGGAACGGGTTTGACGTTCAGAAAGCCCGCTGGCTGCCGAATGTTATCCCTACAGTCGAGAACGCCTCCAGGGTCTTGGAGGATCCTTCAGGGACAAAGATTTACGTGAGGGCTTACAAAGACGGGACCAGGCACATGGTTGTCTCTACGAATGGCGCTCTGGTTACCCATGGGGCTCTGCTGACTCAGTTTCCAAAAGTTCCGGGGAAGGCAAGGCAGGATCTCTTTAATCTTCTCTTCACGAGAGAGGCTACCCCAGCAGGCACCCCGCCCGTCGCCGCTGCCTCAATGGTTGCTGGCCCTAAGCAGTCCGGCATTCCGAATACGGTTACCCCTATACCAGAACCGAAACCGGATGTCAAGACGAATTTTTCGATTGGAAAGCCGGTAGCCTTTACAGAGACCCTTGGTGCCGTAACCAATCAGGATTACGAGTTATTCCGTTCTGAGGGAAGGCGAGAAGCCATGCTCTCTGGAGCGAAGAAAGGGAAAGAAACTTTCTACTCTGAGGTCTCGAAGCTCCTGGCGCCGATCTCCACCAGACTCAAGAACATCGACGAGGGCCTCGCTTTTAAGCTGCGGCAGCTCGACATGACCACGAACAAAGACATCCAGGAAGATGCCAGAAAAGTCCTCCCGCTTTTGATGAAGGTGAGAAAGACAATGACTCCGGAGGACCGGAAGGACTGGGCTTACGCGAGAACGAACTCTGACTCTCCAGTAATAAACGAGCTGGTCGACAAGTACGACATGCGGAAAGAGTACGAAGCAGTCCGAGAGGTCTTCGGCCGGATTCGTGACGCCGCGATAGACGTGGGGCTGGATATCGGGGAGATCGAAGATTACTGGACCAGGAAGGTCATAGACTACCAGGGGCTCCTCGAAGAGATGGGTGCTGAGGAGAAGGGCATTTTTACAAAAGCGATCGAGAAGAAGGCCGCGGATCTCGGGATCCAACCTCACGAGATCGACGAGGACATGAGGGCAACCCTAGCGACGAACGTGATTCTTGGGGGGCCTCCCGGTCTGGGAGGAGTTTCGGCCACGAAACAGAGAGTCTTCAGAAAGGTCCCGCCCCGCCTGATGAAGTACTACATGGACCCCGATGCGGCCCTGATGTATCACATCCACCAGATGTGGGGTGCGATTGAGAAGAGAAGGTTCTTTGGAAAAATTCCGGATAAAGTCGCAGAAACGCGAAGGCAGCTTTATGCCGCCCAGGCCCGGGTCAGAGAATGGGAGCAGAAAGTAAGGACCGCAACGGACGAAGAAATATCCAGGGCAAGGCGAAAGCTTCACGAGTGGGACGGGGAGGTCCGGCTTTTGGAAGGTCAGATCTGGAAGTACTCGCTCCAGAGGGACTACACCGATAACATCGGGGCTTACGTCGATGAACTGGTCACGGAGAAACAGATTTCCGCGGGCCAGCAGGCAGAGGTGGCCGAGATATTAAAGGCTCGGTTCGAGGAGAAGGGGGCTCATGGGTTCTGGCAGCTTTATAAGGACCTGTCTTACATCGACACCATGGGGTCCCCGATTTCTGCCTTAACTCAGATAGGGGACTTGACCTGGGCCTTTTACGAAGCAGGTCTTATAAAGGGAGTGAAGCACGCCTTTCTCGCGGCTACCGGGCAGGCAAAGATCACCCGGGCAGACCTTGGGATAGACAAGATCTCCGAAGAGTTCGCAGATGCTTCAGCGGTCGCGAAAGCAGTGGGATGGGTCTTCAAGGCTGTCGGGCTCGACAAGATGGACGCTATCGGGAAAGAAGCCCTGTTGAACGCAGCCCTTGAAAAGTACCAGACCGAGGCCAGGGAGAACCCAGCGGCAATGACTGCCCGCCTCCAGAGGACGTTCGGGGAAGAGGCCGAAGCGACCGTCGCGGCGCTGCAGAACGGGGAGATCACGGACAACGTCAAGATGCTGGTCTACTCCAGACTTGCAGACTTCCAGCCGGTCGGGCTTTCCGAGATGCCGCAGCGGTACCTGACCTCCGGGAACGGCAGACTCTTCTACATGCTGAAGACCTTTACAATCAAGCAGTTTGATGCCTTCAGAAACGAAGCGATCCACAAGATAACTTCTGGAACCCGTAGCGAGAAGATCGAGGGGCTCAAGAACCTCATTCGTCTTGCGATGTTCTTTGTCCTCGCGAACGCCACTGCGGACGAGCTGAAGGACTTTATCCTTGGAAGAAAGACAGACTTCAGTGACCGGGTCACGGACAACGTCTTGAGACTTGCCGGATCCTCGAAGTTCGTGACCTGGAAAGCCAGGACAGAGGGTGTGGGGAGTGCGCTTGCGAGACAGATCTTGCCTCCTTTCAAATTCATAGACTCCGTCACGAAAGACGTCTATAATGCCGGCGATGACAAGGGGCTTGAGCTGACGGCCTCGATCCCGCTTCTCGGGAAACTGGCTTACTGGCACCTTGGGAGGGGAACCACCAAAAGAGATGACGTCTGGGATCTCAGATGGAGAAAATTCAAGGCGCCCCTGGCAGAGGCGAACGAAAACTACGAGAAGGCAAGAGACAAAGCAGCCTTTATGTCTGAGAACCGGGAGGAGATGGTAGCGTATCACAAAGCCAACCGATTCCAGGCAAGACTGAATAGTTTCAGGAAGATAATAAACCAGTTGAAGTCGCGTGAGCAGACGGACTCCACCAAGAAGAGGATCCGGCAGCTCGAAGAAAGAAGGACGGAACTGATAAAACAATATCTTGAAAAGGAGAAATGACATGATTGGAGGAGACCGCTGGATTCAATCTACATTCACTGTGACGGGAAGCGCGAAGAATATCTGGTCTTACGGGACCGGAGAAGCGAAGGACCCGGTTGACCTGGTAATCCAGAACACGCATGCAAGCGCGATCATCTACGTGAATCTTTCCGGGACGGCGACAGTTTCAGACACGATGTTCAAGATCGTTGCCGGCGCCACCTTGACCCTGGAGAACATCCGGAATGATGTGAGCGTGATCGGGAGTATCGCCTCAAATGAAGTCCCTTACCGGTACTCCAAGGGCGCGGGACGTTAATACTCCGCCATGTTCGGATCCGGGATGTAGACCAGGAGTTCTTGAGCCGCCCAGATGACGACCCGGTTCGTGTACTGGGCGAACTCGTCTGTCGTGAGAGACGCTGTGGACTTTATTCTCAGGAGTCCCTTTTGGTCGCGTTCTGACCCCAGGAACTTTTCCTTGAGGGCCTCGTGCATTTCTTCTGGGGTGTACCCACAGAAGTCCGACAGTATCTGCACCACGACACCCCAGTAATACCGATTCTGCTTGTTCGATCTCTGGGCCCTTTTCTTCCTTACCACCACCTCGACAGGTCCTTCAAGTGTAGCCAGGTAAGCATGGAACCGGGCTTCCACCTGAAGGACCCCGTCGTTGACCTGCCCGAAAAAAACAGGGATCATCTGAACCACCACCAGAAGCAATATTCAGTCATCGGGATCACGTAGAACAGCAAAATCATCATTAAGATTGAGAGGGCAACCGTTGCCCCGAACAGCCCTATCTCATCCTTTTGCATTACGTTTCTCCATCTGGCGCAGGCGCCGGGCGCATTCTTTCTTGCCCTGGTGAGGTGTATTATTAGAGTCTTCCCTTCTGCTCCACATTGATTTTTTCAGGTATCCCTTTTTGAATTTGTTCGGTGATCTGGAAGGCTCCTTGAATCTTCCAGGGATAAAGAGTTCATCAAGAAATTCCTTCATGCCCTCCCCCTTTCTACAAACCCCATGGTGAGGCTAAAGACTTTTCCACCCCGCCACTTCTGAAACGCCTCTTCGCCTAGCCCCAGCTTTTCTTTCATTGCAGCGGCCGCGAGCTCCTCTCTTTTAGAGACGGGGATGAACGGGCTTAGATCAGCGACGGGATAGGGCGTTCTTTTGAGCTTTCTTCCGGCAGGGAAACCGAGCGCCTGCTTCCTCTTGCTGACCACAGAGAGAGAGCAACCAGCGATCGCGCTCACTTCTACCGCTTTTTTACCGCATACAAGCAGGGAGTCGATCTGCTTTATGTTCACTCTTTTCCGTGCCTCCGTGTATCCAAGTCGTTTTAGAAGCTTGAACGCAGTCGTATGGCAGATATGGAGGGCCATCGCGATATCTTCAGTTGTTCGGCCGTCCTCTGCCATAGAGATCAAGAGCTCTGTGTCGATTTCTTTTCTGGTGCCCATCTCCCCTCCTCACGCGATGATCAGGACCTTCCCCTCGGTCCTGAAAGAGATCCACTCCCCGATTCTCTTGACGGCCTCGTTCTTCCATGCCCCTCCATCGGCCTCGAACAGAGCCACTTGAGGCATGTCTCCGTCTTTTGCAGATCTCAGCCTGAGAACAAACTCTGACGGGGGCTGCTGGATTTCGTTGAACGTCCTGAAGGGCTTGAGCATGACAGGATTTGGCACCACGACATCCGCAACCCTTGAAATCCCGGCTTTCGCGGTGACCTGCTGAGAGACTCCGTCATCCGCGTAAGATTTTACTGCCGATTCGGAAATATTTCCGATTACTCGGAGAATTTTCGCAGTTTCATCGTCCTGGACGAAGTTCGACTGGATCCGGATTATAAAAGATTCAAGGTCGATGTACTGCCCGAACGGGAATTTCGGGGGTTCTGATTGTGCCGTCATGTACAAAATCCTGTTCAGCCATGGATTTTGTAAGTTCGAGAGAAGTTTCACGGTTTGGAAATCAACGACATGGATCAGGAGCGCTTTGTGCACCTGGTTGTCGATCCCGGCCATGATATACTCAGCGAACCCGCTCAGGGTTTGGACATCGATGTTTCTTGGTGATGGAGGATCTACTGAATAAATCTTTTTGTCGGAGTAGTTCCTCCCCTCGATAGCGACCATCCTTGCCTTGGTCATTTCGTAGAAATAATCCATTGCTTTTTGTATCATTTTACCCTCCTATGTTCGTGATGTTTTCCTTTTGTTTCGGGAACAGATCATACTGATTCGCGTTAATCTCATGCGCTTCCGGGTGCCCTTGGATGTCTTTCCCGATGAAGATTCTGGTCGGGAAGGATTTGGCCGGCGCGAGCTTCGCCTGGCAGTCGATGATGACATTCGCGTCTGCCCGCTCGTCTGAGGTGGGTTTGATCTTGATTTTCAGGATAATCTCTCTGGGCGCCCCCCAGTGGGTGTTCGGATCAAGAATGTTTTCGAGCACTTGCTTGAGTGCATGCTCGACCTTTTCCGCCGCCGCCCCTCCTCCGAGATTATCGAAGCTGAGCGGATCCCCGAGTGTAATTGGCATATTCCCTCCTATAGTTTGCACTTCTGTCCGTTTCTGTAGAACCAGCACCCTTTTTCGTCGCACTCTGCAACGTCCGTCCCGTGGTATTTCATCCGTTCCCGTACCCAGGCTTTGCCGTGGCCCTCCTCATCTATTGCTCCAGGCAGAACCCACGCCACAAAGAGAAGCAGAAGGAACCCTAGCAGGAGTACCACATAACACGAAAGATAGGACCTTGTGCCGTCGCTCATTTCTTCCTCATCATCTTTTTTGGAAAGATGACCTGCTCTTTAGCCGGCCCAAGAAAAATCCTTAGCGGATTCCACCACTTTCTGATAAGGATTCTCTTCACCGCCATCCCATAGATCAGGAGATTTTTCATCTCTCGTTCTTTCATATCACCCCCAGATTCTTGTCGCGATGATGTTGAGGACCGTAACCAAGATCATCAGCTTGATCATCGGTACCTTGTAGATCCAGATGTCGCAGCCCCACAGGAGATAGGCCATCATGAACTTCCAGTCCATCTCTGTAGTGGATGCTATCACAAGAGCTTTCGCTCTGAACCCAGCACGAAACCCCTTCATGGAGTTAAATACATGGGACTCTTTGTTTGTCGCAATAAAATCTTCTGGTTTGTATTTCATAGCGCCTCCTCTATAAATCTGCTTGGCGGAGATTTCCATTCCTTCCCCCTTATGTCGACCGTGGTCTCTGGCCTCACGGCGAGGACGAGCTGATCTTTCGCCCGGGTTATGGCGACATACATCAGCCGCCGTTCCGCCTCGATTTCTCCTGAGTCCATTGCCTGCTGAGAAGGGATAAGCCCCTCATTGCAGCCGGCTACGATTACGACCGGCCACTCCAAGCCCTTTGCTGCGTGAATTGTACAGAGAACCAGGCCCTCTTTGTCCTCTCGGATCTCATCCTGGACCTCATACAGCGCGAGCCAGTCGATGTAATCCTGGATGTTGTCTCTCTTGTCCACGAGGTATTCTCCAACGAAAGCAATCGCTTCCGGAGAAAGCTCTGGAAAACTATTATCCAGGTCCATCACCGCGTCTGAAAGGCAACAATATTCCCTGAACAAGGGGAAGGGAAAGTTATAGTCTCTGTACACTTGGTAGTGGCTTTTCCCAATGTCTGCCGCCTGGAGTCGGATTTTGGTGTAATCCTCCTTCTTGAGGCTGATGAGGTCTTTTATGAGGAGGAAACTAAAGTTATCATGAGGATTCACGATAAGCTTCAGGAAAGCATGAAACCTCCGGAACTGTTCGTTTTCAGTGACGGCTCTCATCCTCCCGATGTAGGTGTGGGGGACCTTCAGATCATCCAGCAGGCCGGACAGCTTTTTGAGCAGGACGTGGTTTCTTGCCAGGACCGCAGTTTGGGTAGAGAGAGCCTTCAGCACAGAGGAGAGTGCCCCGCTGTCGTAGTCTCTTTTCACAGAGACAGACTCCGGGACAGGTTCTCGTGATGTCACCATCGTCTTCGTTATCCTGTCGTGGTTGTGATCGATAAGGCTGTTTGCCGCCTCGACGATCTTGGGGACGCTGCGGTAATTTGTTTCAAGCGGGTAGATCTCAAACTCTTCCTGATGGTCCACCAGGTACTTGGGGGCAGCCCCTCTCCATTCGTAGATACTGTTCCCGACCGGGATTCCGTCTGCAATGTAAGTGTGATCGTGCTCGACATCGAGGGAGTATAGGTATCCAGTGTAATCTTCCCACTCGATGAAGTCTATCGGGTGACTTTGATTCGTTTTAGTTGTTGGGAGATCCATAATACCAGGGAGCAGATTTGCAGCAGCGGTCTTGAAATAACCATTGAACTTCTGCAGCTTATCGCTCGGGTATTCAATTAACGGGAAATCCCACAGTCTACCGTGATCGGTGAGGCACTCAAATCCATGGCAGAAATCCTTTACACTGTTAAATATCTCAGCGATGTCTGCCTCTGTTCGTGATCCGTTATTCTCGAACGTACAGTATGGTATTTGATAATGCAGGGCGATGATTTGCTCAAGCTTATCGGCTTCTTTCTTTGATGTGCACGTCTTTAATATCCACATTTTATCAGCCTTTTCGAGCCGAGCCCTTACGTTTACGGAAATCGCCCCGTGATCTGTCCTTATCTGGGAAGTACCGACTCTGAACCCAAATCCTTCTCTATACATCAAGTAAACAACTTTCTGCCCGAGAGATTTTTTGTTGTATCTTGCCCAAACCCAGTGCTCACCTGTCATCTTTGTCTTATTCAACCCAGAGACGATAGACAATATCCGGCCAGAGAACCTCCGGTTCGAGACCTTTATTTTACGCCCGACATGATAAAGCCGCTGATCCTCCTTCGTCCACGATATAACCTCATCCCCATCCTTTAGATCCTCTATCGGAATGAATTTGAAGCGGGTCGCTGATCTGGCGTTCCCTTTAGAAAGGATGGCAGTTACCATCGTCCCCTTTGGCTGGCACTGATCCACGTCCCCCACGACGTACAGAGAAGCTCCGAAAAGCGCTTCCATGTCAATGATGATCTTCCACTGTAAGTGGTCGATATCTTGAACTTCATCAACCAGGATATGTTTTACGTTCATGTACTTGGACATTGTCGGTACCAGGAGTTTCAGCCCAATCATCAAGCCGCCATACGTAAGGCTGTTGTTTTCTCTGCAGCGCTGGATGAAGTCTTTGAACAAGTCTCTGACCGGGTCTTTTTCGTCAGGCTCGATCCCTTTCTGGTAGTACTTGTCGAGGGCTGCGTCAACTTCTACCTTGGGGATCTTCCACTTCCGGCCGTCGTGGAGCATCATCTCTTTTGCGACTTCTTTCAAGAGGAATTTTTCTTCCCACTCTGAATAGACCGTAATCTCTCTGGATTTCATGCCGATGACTTCCCCGAACCGGTTGATGGTTTTAAGCGCAAGAGCGTGCATCGTCCCGAGCTGGAGCCCGAAGACCGCGTTTCCGATCCTCTCCTGCAGTCTCTCCCTCATCTCAGCCGCTGCTTTCCGGGTGAACGTGAAGCACATAATCTCGGACGGCGAGACCTTGCATTTCTCGACCAGGTAAGCCACCCGCTCCACAAGGACCCGGGTCTTCCCGCTCCCGGCGCCGGCAATAACAAGAGCCCTCTTTGAGTTGGTGCTGACTGCCACGGCTTGCTGGGTGTCAAGGTTCATGGTTTCCCTCCCAGTCCGCAGTAGCCCCTGCTCGCTTGTTTCGTTTCTGTCGGCTTTACTCCGCACCCGGCGCATGACCCGCCAAGGTTTCTTGCTCCTACGAGCCCGCGATCAAAATAGGGGCATCCGTCTTTGTGCTCCATTGTGATCATTAGGCCTCTCATCTCTGACCACCTCCACATCATGCATTCTGATGCTCCACACCTGATCGTCCCGAGAAGGGTTGCTTCTGGCATTCTCTCTACCTGGTGGGAGAACCATGTCGCCATGCCCCAGAGGGGGCACTGCTTCGTTTTCGCCTCTTCTTCCGTCACGAGCATCTGGTCACCTCCCACCCTTCCGGGACATCTGCCAGGGCATGGCAGGTAGAGACCACGACCTGATCAAGCCCCGCCTTTGCGTATCCCTTCAGCATAATTTGCATGTTCAATCCGTCGACTTCTGCCGCTTCCACCACCAGGATCTTTGCCCCCAGGGCTTTTGCCAGGGCGGCGTCAAAGAAGACCTTTTCTCCCCCTGAGAGTCCCGGGTACGGCACGAGCTGGCCGGCATCGTTCAGCCAGGCGATCAAGAAACCACCCTCGCTGAGTTCCAGGTAGGCTTTCCCATAGGGCATCAGGTTATTCATCGACTCCGTGAGGGTTTTGATGACTGGCTCCACCGCTTTTGCTTTTTTCTCCTGCAGAACAGAGAGGACCCCTTTCTGGAGGTCGATGTCTTTTTCGAGCATCTCTGCCTCTTTCCGCATTATCTCTGCCTGAGCTTCGACTCCTTGGGCTCGGATGAAGACTTTCTCGTCTTCCTGTAATTTCCTCATGCTGGCCTCAAGGCCAGTGATAAGATCTTGAAGTTCTGTCATTTCGCCTCCTTGTATTTCCTGAGCTCTCGAAGAGCCACAAGTCTGGCCGCACAGGCCTTGCACCCTGCGGCGTTAAGGGAATCGAGGATCTCCTGGATTGAGGCTGCGGCTGAAGAGACCGGCACCTGCCCCCGGAGAGTGAGGATCTCTTTCGGTATCGGATAGTTCACTGCCAGTTTCGCATCCACGATCAAGTTGTGGTCCCCGGGGTCCACGGTAGCCATTCCGGAGGAATCAATGGCTTTCTTCACGGCTTCTTGCGCCGCCTTTCTCTCTGCCTTCTTCTCTGCCGCCTCGGTAGCTTTCCTGGCCGCCTCAGCTTTTTCTTGCTCCATCTGTTCTCTCCTGGCTTCCACGAGTTTCTGATTTGTCTCCTCGATCTTTGCGGAGATCTCCGAGAGAGAGCCTGGCGGAAGGGGAGGCTTTGAGGCAAGAAGTCTTGCTGTCGCGTCCCTGGTGCTCTTTAGCTTTTGGGTTAGGTTGCTGATCATCAGCTTTGTGGCGGAGATCTGGTCTTCTATCTGGTTCAGATCCCCGTCCGGAGGATAGAGAGAGAAGATCCAGTCGACCTTCTTCTGGTCGGAGATCTCCATAAAGGCACCGATATCCAGGATTTTTGGATCCCCGCTCAGGGCGAGGGCTTTTGAGAACTCAACCTCTTTGGTCTTGTTGCCGTTCAGCTTATAGCCCTGGGACACTGCCCCGGATCCGGACCTCCCGAAACCTCTTTCAAACCGAGCTCCTTCTGACTCTATCCCCACCACCAGGACCTGCTCGGTCCCGTAATTGTCGAGTATCTCTGCGTTTTGTTTCGCACAGCCCGGGATGTACCCCATCACCGCAAGCATAATGGCCTGGGTCCTGGCGGACTTCCCGGACCCGTTCGGCCCGGTGATGAGGTTTAACTTTCCGAGGGGCTGGTCGAATGTCAGCCCCTTAAAATCTTTCGCCCACACCTTGGTGATCATTTTCCCTCCTATTTGTTGGCTTCGTCGAGGAGCCGGTTGATTTCCCCCATGATCTTTACTGCTTCCGGCACGCGGATTTCATCAGGATCGATCCCGAGGTTTGCGATCGCCATCTGGTATTCGTCCGGGAACTGTTTTGCAGCGACATCCAGGTTCTGCATCTCGGGGTGGGTTTTCACTCCGCGTCTCTTCTTCGGTTCGGCCGGCGGTTCGGGTTCTTTCATGGGTTCGGGGGTTACCTCTATGGGGATGTTGATGACCTGATCTTCCGGGTCTATGGAGGTCTCCAGCGCCGGGGCCGCCTCGTCCTCTGATACCTTCTCTGTCCCTGCCTGGAGCTCGATCTGAGAGAACTCTGACCGATCCCCGGAGATTATTTTGCCAACCCGGGCCTGGAGGTTTGCATACTTTGTAGCATCCCACTTCACGATGTTCCCGCTTGTTGGCCTCCAGCAGATCACGGGGAAGGTCCACTGGGGGCCGGGTGATTTCTGGAGTCCGCTTAGATGCTTCAGGCTGTTACGCTTTGCGAAGGTCTGGGCGAAGTCGATGGACTTCTTTTCTCTGTTGATGATCTGGGCAAGCCATTTCAGGGCCTCATCGTGAGAGGTATTCATCCAGAGGTTTGTCGCTTCGTCGAACGGGTACTTCGCCCAGGTGCCTTTGTCTTTCTCCGGGGTCATCTCTGCCGGCAGAAGCTTGAAGGCCTGGGGGAACTGCTTTGCCTTCCCCAGAAGATCGATCATCCGGTACGAAGGGGTATCGTAGATGGTGGTCCAGTCGGAGACCATCGGAATGCCCTTAGAGGAGAACCGGAATGCGACGGCCCGGGCGTAGATCATGATGATTCTGTTTGTCTTGGTGTCCCTGATCACGGCTGGGTTTTGGCTCCACTTTCCATCGACCAGGACCTCGGAGGGGAAGATGACGCATGCCCCGGCCGCTTCCTGCCACACCTCGTATCCCTGGGCGGAGACCACAAACCCGCCTCCCGGGACGGGCTCGATCAAAGTCCCCGCCTGCTTGCTGAGCGTGAGCCCCTGCTTGAATGCCCGGATTTCCCCCTCGCTGTCTCTCAGAGCGAAGACTTCATCCGTGCCGAGAGAGAGGATGTCTTTTCTGTATGCGGCTTCAATCACGAGCGCCTCCTGGTGCAGCTCCGATCTCTTTTTTATAGACTCCACCGCCTCTTGAAATGAAATTACCCTGGTTTCCACAAGCTCTCTTTCTTCCGTCATTTCCCTTCTCCTTTCGATATGTTGTGTTGAAATAAGGTCCATGGCCGTCTTCTTGTTGCCGCTTTTGAAATTTCAATACCATATCCAGAAATGATTGTCAAGAGGAAAATATAGAAATATTTACTTGACAATCTGAAAATATTTGTGTACCCTGTGGGCAACGATCAAGAAAGGAGTCCCTCGATGAGCATTGAATCAGATCGCATAGTTCTTTTCAAGCGGCTTAAAAAAGAGTCACGTCAGAACCTTAAAGGGTTTTGCCGCAAAGCAAGGCTCCCCTACCAGACGATCATCTGTATCCTCAATGGCAGGTCTATCGGCAGCATGCGGACGTGGCTGAAGATCGAGAAGCATTTCACCAGGAAAGACGCAAAAGAAACCCCCGAGTTAAGTTAATGGGTTGGCCCCCAGAAAGCAGAGGCATGGAAAAACTAAACCCAGAACGCACTGCGAGCCCCAGGGAGGGATACCTTTGCCCCTCGGCCACCTGGGGCTCCTTTGCGTTCTGAGGATGGGATGATATGGATTTCATAAAAGTCCTTAACAGGCATACCCTTTTCGAGTACACGGATCTCCTCGACAGCGAGTTCGTCGCCTGGATAAAGATCATGTCTTTAACAGCGTACCTGGAGAAGGAGCCGACTCGGGAGCAGATGTTGAAAGAGGTCCACCATAAGACGCTCGATTCCCTCCAAGAAAAGCTCAAGACACACGCAATAAGCCTCCAAGACATCCTCAAGAAGGTCTTAAAGGACGCTCAAAGCGTGAACATACGGAGAGAGGAATGGAAGAAAAGAAAGCAAAGAAGTCGTGATCTTAACAAGATTGTCACGCAGGATGTCACGCAGGATGTCCCGCATAAAGAAAAAGAGAAAGAAATAGATATAGAGAAAGATATAATACCCCCTATAGTCCCCCAGGGGGGACAGAGAGAGAAAAAAGTTTCTGTTTTCAAAAAACCAACCCTCGATGAAGTTGCTCTTTATTGCCTAGACAGAAAGAACGGGATCATAGCGAGTGAGTTTTGGGATCACTATGAGGCCAATGGGTGGAGAGTAGGAAAGACCCCCATGAAAGATTGGAAAGCCGCGGTAAGGACATGGGAACAAAAACGCAAGGGAGGAGAATTTAATGTCAGATCTAAAGCCAATTTCGGATTCGAGAAGCGTCAGTCAGTACAAACCAAGACAGATGCAGAGGTTGACGAAATCACACGTCGGTACCTTGCTCGACAGGCCACCGGTGATAAAGCTACAGGAGTTCCCGAGGCAGACGATGTACCGGATTTTCCAATGCCAAGAGATAGAGCTTGAGAGGTTCCCGGACTACCAGGACATAAGAGATTATCTCTTGAAGTACCAGAAGGCGAAGTTTATCAAGGGCTGGGATGAGTTCGCGCTGGCGATCCCGGGGCCACTCAGGGAGAAATGGAGAGAGATCTGTGTTGAGTGTCGAAGGAACGGCTTTATATCTCCCCAGGCAGACACCGAGAACATCCGTTGGAGGCAAGTGATATCCACAAGTGACAGGTGCGGAGAGCCCCTGAGTGATATGTGCGTCATGTGCGAGAGAGCGTGTATCATCAGAGAAGGGCTGGAGTCTGGGGAGTTCAAGGCCATGAAAAACACAAAAGAAGGTTGGGTAGAGCCAAGAAAATGTTGGGAAAAATAATGGAGCTGTCTATAGAGAGATGGTGTGGTGGCGTTACTCAGAGGTTCCGACCCGTGGGAGTTTAACCAGTTCGAGACTGGAACGAAACCACACCACAACACGGCCATAGGAGGGGAGATGAAGAACGAGAAGAGCCAGAGATGGGAATGGCTGACTATACCAAGCAAAGGTTTTGTAGATGATCTTAGGCACGCTTGCATTCAGGCTGGCTTAAACGCAAGAGATTTTTGTGGAAACGAGCGTGAGGCCATAATTTTTGCCGCGAAGGAGCGCGGAGTTTCGTTGTCTGACTCAACCATATTTCAGATCATTATAGAAGTTGACAAGGAATGGGTAAAGGCCGCACCAGATCAAGATAGGAGGACACCATGAAGGTTGAGGACATTCCGAAGTGCGTTCTGGATGAGAAGGAGTGGATCAAGGCGAGGCATCAGTATCACGGCATCTGGTACAGCGAGTACGAGCCGGGGTACGGGCACTACTTTATCAGGAACAACCGGAGATGCAGGCTATGACCTATCAATGCCCACACTGCAAGAGGGTTTTCGATTTCGGGGATGATCCGCCTTATCTGTATTGTCCGAGTTGCTACCACTTTGACGGCCAAAATTTTGAGGAGATAGCTTTGATTCAGATTGCGGGAAACTTGGAGGGGAAACCATGAAGTTTGAAATAAAAAGCTGGTTAAATTGGGGAGTGTTGTTTTCCTTAGAAACGGAATCAATGAAATTGTGCCTTGAGGCTGCGGTTAAGTCCGGGGCCGACCTGTCCGGGGCCAACCTGTCCGGGGCCTACCTGTCCGGGGCCTACCTGTCCGGGGCCAACCTGTCCGGGGCCAACCTGTCCGGGGCCGACCTGTCCAGGGCCTACCTGTCCAGGGCCAACCTGTCCAGGGCCTACCTGTCCAGGGCCAACCTGTCCAGGGCCAACCTGTCCGGGGCCAACCTGTCCGGGGCCAACCTGTCCGGGGCCATAGGCGTGAATAAACATTTATGCACACCCCTGCTCTTGCTTTCAGATCAGCCAGGAAGAATCAGAGCGTACAAACTTGTCAATACTGATTTCGTTGGCCCGTTCAATGGTGGCATCAAATATGAGATCGGCAAGACAGTAAGCGTTGACAACGCAGACGCAGACGACACAAAACAATGCGCTGCCGGGATTAATGTCGCAACGCTTGATTGGTGCATTAGGGAATGGAAAGAGGGATACCACATCTTGATTGTCGAGTTCACGGCGAAAGATATTGCCTGTATCCCGACAGCGACGGATGGCAAGTTTAGGCTGCATCGGTGCGAAGTAGTTGGGGAAAAAGACTTGAATGAAATCGGATTGTCTGCTGCATGAAGGCGAAAGACGGGCTGCAAGAACCGAGGGGGAAAGAAAATGCAAACTGTAACCGGCCAGGGGGGAAGCATGACTGACGCCGAAGTGAACAAGAGGCTGTGCGAGTTGTTGGGGATTGCCTATCCGACAGATGACCCACGTCAGCAATTCTATGTCAGAAGCGTATGTATCGCAAAAAGCAAGATGGATATTCCAGAGTTTCAATCCGAAAAAGGCCGCATAGACCTGCTGCGGAGGATGAGGGAGAAGTTTTATTACTGGTTATGGAACAGCATACTTGAGAAGCATGACGGATATGATCCACTGAAATACTTTGTCATTGAGTACATGGCTGACGACCACGGCGCACTTGCCGGGGCTTGTCTGGAATTTTTGGAGGGAGAGAGAGATGAATAAACTGTGTCCTACTTGTGGTGGGAAAGGAAGCATCCCGGACCCTAAATGCAGCGGAAACATATCGTATTGCGGTAATAATGGGGAGACAGTACCTTACATTACCTGCCTGACCTGTCATGGTTCTGGATGGGTTTGGGTAAATCCAGAAGAAGAATTTCGATGAGAAGGAGGGCCACCCATGACTGAGCTATCCGACGATCTGAAGAAGTTTCTGACGGAGACTGTATTAAGGGAGTGCTGGCATGAGATATGTCCATACTCAAACACACAGCAAGGAACTGATATTGAGCTATTTTGCTCTAAGTGTAATGAATCGTTTGGAATTTCTGTTTTGTTTGATCCTGGAAAGGGAAACCGCCCCTTCACCACCCATCCCGACCTGATCGCGCTGTATGAGGCGGTGGATCGAAAATTGATGATGCACCTGCTAAACGATTATATGTACGAACGCTATACAGGTAAGGAAGATAATTACTTCTCTTGGCTCTTCTGCCTCAACCACCCGGAGCAGATACCGGAGCGTGTGAAGATGGTGGCCGAGTTCATGGGGTGGAAGGAATAACTGTCCCCGCAGCGAGGGCTTGATATGAATAAGAAAGATCTGAAATTGCTTGAAAGGGTATTTGAGAGGGAGATATTCGGTTTGTCTCTGCAAAGCAAGTCAAAAGAGTATGAACGCCTTGAACAGGACGGATATGTTTTTATCGATAAGGAGATGAAACATTTCAAGGACGGATTTCCGCCGATGAAAATAATCGGATGGCGGCTTACTCACAAAGGGCGAATCGAATACTGTTGGAGTTGTGAATAGGGGCACTAAACATGGTGTGGTGGCATTTTAGCTACGCAATAAAACCTGATTAGAGAGCGTATCAGGCCCACACCACAGATTGGCCGTGACCGAAAGGTTCTGCGGGATCGGAGTCAGTACGGGGGCATCCGGTAACAGCACCGGGACGTATCCTTCAGCAAAGCTGACCACGGCCATTAGGAGGAGGAGATGAAGCGATACTGGATTGATACTACGATAGCACCGGCAATCGTATCTAAGGACGGAGAATGGGTGCCATACCCCGAAGCCAAGGCCATCGAGGAGGAAAGAGACAGATATAAGAAACTTGCCACCGGGAATGATCTTAGAATGGGTGACGACTTCGGGGATGATCCGATTGAATGTGTGGTTGTGCTGAAAAAGAAGCTTGCCGAGAAGGACAAAGCTCCTGACTTCGCCAGAGGGTTTAACGCAGGGCGAAACTCCGTATTGCGACACAACGAGAGCGGATGTTGCTGCCTATTTAATGAAGATGAAAATATAGTCAGCCTATGCATGGCGCACAAGGAACTGATGGAGGAGAAGGACAAGAGGATCGCGGAGCTTGAGACAAATAACACATTCCTGATGGACTACCGCGACAGGCTCATTGAGATGATCAAGGAGCTTGAGGCCGAGCTTGCTAGTTCAAAATCTATTCAGTCTGCCGAGAAAGCAATACTCTTAAAGGAGATAGAAGATCACACAAAGACAAAGGCCGAGCTAAAGACCGAGCGCGACAGGACTAAGGTCACAGGGGCGGTAGTCAGGGAGAACAGGCAGCTCATGGAGGAGAGGGACAGGCTATGGGAGGCAGCGTCAAATCTTATTAATGATGTTCATCGTCGCTACCCAGGTGAGGAATTAAAATGCCAATTTATGATTGCTTTGGAGCGAGCCTTGAGGGGGGAGGACAATGGATCTCTTTCAAATGCACTGTAGAGCCTTTAACCTTCCGGTGCCTGAACAGGAGCACCGGTTTGATTTGTCCCGGCGCTGGCGCCTGGACTACGCCTTTGTGGAGCAGAAGCTTGGAGTGGAGATAGAGGGTGGAGTCTTCACACAGGGGCGGCACACCAGGGGGAAAGGCTTTCTGGGGGACCTCGAAAAATACAACACGCTGACGGTAATGGGGTGGCACCTGCTCAGATTCACGCCGGCACAGGTGAAGGGCGGGCTTGCCGTAAGGACGGTCACAGAATTTTTTAGGAGGCGAGATGGGCGCGAAGGCTGACTGTTACAGACTGATTCAGGAGATTGCGATAGGGCAGGATCCTTTCTGTAGGGCACCCGGCTGCGGGAAAAGAACGGATTGCGGACACCATATCTTCAAGCGGGACCGTCTCGCTACAGCTTTTGAGCCGGACGCTGTTATAGGCTTATGCACTCAACATCACACAGGATTCGCCCACGGCAAGCCTGAAGAGTTCAAGAAGTTCATGATCAAAAGGCTCGGGGAGGCTAGATATTACGAGCTGCGGAGACTGTCTCATACCGATGTCCCGTTCATGGACTATGAAAAAAAGCGGGATGAGCTCAAGAGGATCCTCGAAGAGATTCGAGGCGATATCCCATAAAAAAAGGGGGCCTTTCGGCCCCCTCTATCAACGCTTCTCTTTGATTATCCGGATGTATTCTTTCATCAGGTGGACAATCACTTTCGACTGGGTAAGCCCCTCTTTGGCGCAGGCGACCTTGAACTCCTTCCGCACCTCTGGGGGGATATTGCGAACCGTGAACCAGTTTTCTTTCATTCGTCCTCCCATTCTGCGAGCTCAATAACGATCTCGCGCCCGATATCAAAGAGCCCTCCGTCTTTCCGGTAGAAGACATCGCCCCCGTAGCGCTCCCTGAAGCGCTCCAGATGATCATCGAGCCGGCGCTGGCAGCTGTCAGTCAGACAATAATCCAATCCATCACCATGACGGACAAAAGCCCGGATTCGTTTCAGTTCTTTGAACCCTTTCACGAACCGAAACCGGTTGATGTCAGTGACGACTTCCCCGTTGTCCACTTGCCAGGATGGCTTAGGGTATGGTGATCTTAGAACGATTCCCTCCCCCATGGGGTCGATAGTTACCTTCATGGCCGGCGTAAAGATCGGGCCGGCCCCGCAATTTGAAAGGTTGATGTTTCTCCAAATCTTCACGCCCTCATTGAACTTGATCCACTCCTCGAACTTCGGCCGGACCCCTGGAGTTAGGACGTTGATTTTATTCATGGTAGCCCTCCCGAGCCTTTTCGATCCGCAGCTCGATCTCTTCGATTTCATCCCCGATTTCAACGGATCTTGAGACGGAGATCTTCAGCTTGCTTTTCTCTCGCATAAGATCCGCCTGCCGGCACTCCAGGAGATACTCGACAGCCTCGACCAGTTCATAATTATTCATGGGCCCTCCTCAAACACTGCTTCTGCTGGAATGTCTGAGCGGCCATACGGATTTCGGCCGTATCACGGAGCAGTTCTCTGTCTCTGTTCTGCTCATCGACCGCGAACCCGAGTTCTGAGGAGAGCTTTTCTGCTATCCCAGCGAGCTCAAGCAGGGCGCTACAGAGCTTCCCCGCGTGATTCAGGGCAGTCTCCAGGGGAGACTTTTTGCACGTATTCAGCTCAGGGATCTCTCTCAGTACCGGGAGCCCCTCCTCGTAGACAGCTCCTTTTGTCCCGAAAGACCCTCTTATGCTCAGGACATTCAGAGTGTGCCTGTCCCGTACCGGAAGCGACCCGTGGAATTTTTCGTTGACGGCTCGTGCAATCTTCCCCCATGAGCCGATCGGCATGCTTGGCATGTCCCCCTTTATCTCTTTGATTTTTTCTGAGATGAACGCCCGCTCCTCTTCTGTGAATCTTTTCATATTTCCCCCTTTCTTGACCAAAGTGTGATGAACCCTTCGCCGCCGCCATAAGCCATACTGTCGTAGTCTGCCACGACCTTTCTTCCCCGGGAAATCAGATCCAGGGCCATTCTGCACACCCTGCCTCTGGTCTCTTCGTTGTGAACGAAGAAATGTTCTATCCCTGGCACAGGGCTGTAGCCACAATCGACCAGCGTGTCTCGGGCGAAGAAGTCGCCCGGGATACCTGCCTCAAAAGATTCGGCCGAGGTCCCTTCTTCAAGAAGTTCTTCCTGGTAGCACTTCATGCAGATCTCTCCCCCATCTTCCCGGGTGTGGACATAAGATCTCCAGCCATTGTATCCGCACCTCCGTGCCACAAGCCGGCCGCACGTCTCGCATTCAAAATACCCGAAGTCGGACCAGCCGGTATCGAAGAGCTTGTCGAAGCAGGTCCTGCCGAAGTTGTCCTCGTTCCCGATGTGGACTCTCCGGATCCGGGGCTTTGTGGCCCAGGGCTCGTCATAGACCTTAATCTCGGCCCTTCTTTCCCCCCGCTTAAAAACCTCCATACACGCGAGGCAGCTCTTGATTTCCCGATTCGGATGTGTGAGATCCGTAGGCACTCCCATCATGTTAAATCACCTCCCTTGCGTGGAAAATGTATTTGTCTCTCCGTTCCTGCCGTTCTTTCCGGAGCCGTTCCTGCTCGTTCTTGTCGTAGCACTTGCAGTGCGAGCCGTCGCTGGTGACGTAGTGGCCCGGGTCGAAGCTGCAGATCGGGCACGCCTTGAGCTGGTCATTGGTGAGGGTCCGGAAAACGATCCGTCCCCGGACGAGCCTATCTCCGGCCGCCTGTAAGTCTTCTTGGCAGTCGCAGAGCTCAGAGGCCATGGATCCTCTATAAACCTCCCAGTCCTGCCAATTCCCTCCCTTGATCGTGATCCACTTCCCGATTCTGGGGTTCGCGAGAGAGCCGGCAGAGTAGACCTCTGCCTTCGGATTGACCCCGAACAGGTTTTCAAAGAAGAACCCTGTAGCGTGCCAGCAGGCGTAGGGCATCCTCTTGCCGAGCTTGCCGTCCCATCCAATCGCCCTCCGGTGACCAGGGCCTTTCGAGTCCTTGACCTTCAGAGTGAACCGGATCCGTTTTCCTTTCTGCTCGATCTCCCGGAAGTCGATGTTCCCGTCGAACCGGAGATTGAGCATCCTCAGTGCCTCATACATGTCTTGCATCGTGCAATTTCTGGCAATCACAGCGTTTTCCCCCTTTCGTCGCATGGAGTGACGTTCCAGGCATACTCCCAGGTCCCGTCCTCCAAGTGGTAGACCATCCCCGAAGCGGTCATTCCCATGCCGTTGACGTGTTCCATCTTCGTGACCTGGAGGACCCGCCCCTCCGGCAACCCGGCCCGCTGCGTCCCGTCATACAGATGGTTTTTTTTGATGTACATTGTTCCCCTCCTCATAAGGGATGAAGTTTTTTCCGACCAGTATGTATCTGGGAAACTTTGTTCCCTCCCAGTTGCCCATATAGCCCTCAATGAAATACCAGCATCCAGGTTCATGCCGCTTAACCGTTGAAAGCCGACGGGCCAGTCTGTTGATTGCGGGGGCAATATCCCGCCCCCATTGCACTCCTCGCGGTTGTTCTGCCCTCAGTATCGTAACATCCGGAAGCCCTTCCCCGAAAAGGACGAAGGTGTGTGTTTCCATAATCACCTCAGCTGTTCGATTGCGCCGTCCAGCCGGCGCTGTTTTTCTTCCTCAGGAAGATTTTCCCAGTCCTTCGGGAAGTCGATCCCCGGGACGGTTCCGAGCATGCGTTTCTTCCAGTCCAGCTTGTCTTCCTGCTTCTCGCAGAGGATGTCCCCCATCTTCGCGATTGCGGCGATCATGCCGAACTCCCCGGAGATCCTGCCCTTCTCTTTGGCGTCGACCAGATCGCAGTATCCCTTCGCAACGTCTTCGTTGAAGTACTTGTGCAGGACCTTGTGGATGGCGCTCTGGTAGTCGTAGGACTCCCAGGTCCGGTTGTAGTAGCAGCACTTGTCCTTTGCCGCGAAGCACTGGTTTCTGAGGAGCTCGACCACGTGCCTGAACCCGTACCGGGTCCGCTCGAAGTAGCAGTTCAAGGAGTACAACTCATCAATCTCGATCGTTTTTCTGAGCTTCAGCATCATGCACCTCCCGTTGTAGTTTTTCGTAAGTCGCGTTCATGATGAAAGCAATCACTTCCGGGTGCATATCGAACCCCTTGGTGTCCCCCAAGCAAAAGCAATCGTGGGTGATTTCGTCTTTGAACTTTACATGCCCGACGTGCGAAGCAAGCCCGCAGAGCATGCTCAATGTCTCTTGCCGGTTCATCATGCACCTCCATCGTTAATTGTCCAAACGTGCTCGTTCATTCCGTAATTCCCCTTTGTCAGACGGTCGGTCTTGATCAAGAATCCCTTGTTCGTTAGAGTCGTAATCGCCCTCCGGAGGGAGGTAAGCGGGACACTGCTGTCCCGGTAAACCGCAAGGAGCGAGGAGGGGCTCAGCGTCCGGTAGACGCTGAAGAGCTCCAGGACCCTCTTCTCCTGTTTGCCGGCATTGTCCCGGTATCTCTTTAGCTCCTCCCCCTTCGCGTCGATTGTGTTGAAGAAATCGCCCTGTTCCATCATGCACCTCCGAACCTTTTCTCGTTACGCTCGACCAGGTCTCCCAAGGACCCGATGATCCACCTGCTTTTCCTAGTGTCGTAGATCACGGTGGGGGTATAGGTGTCGCCCATGTTCACGTACAGAAGCCCCGTGGAACAATAGTAATTATGCCACCCTGCATCAGGGATGCCCTCGACCCCGTAGCCTTGGAGGACATCGTTTATCCCGTCGAGCGCGACGTCGATCATCTTGGGGCCGGTCGCGTCTTGCATGAACCTCCGGATGATCTTTGCCGCGATGATTGGGTGATGAGCATCCTGCTGCCGCAGGAGCTCCTCAAGTCTTTTCAGGATTGTCTTGACTGAAGGAATCATTTGCTCCACCTCTCCCCTTTCATAAAGGCCACGTACCGCTCCGCCTGAGCCTTCGTCTTGAAGTCTGCCGCGCCGCAGTAATCGAAGTTCACCCCGTACCCGCCGTGCCTGGGGGCGATCTCCAAGGCCGGCGTGTGATAGTTCTGGTGTTGATAGACCGTGTGCCCAGGCCTGTCGTCGATCCGGATGATGCAGCTATCCAGAACTGCCCCGCCACCAAGAGACCTGGCCGTCTTGATCAGCAGGGGGATTTTGATCCGCCCGGTGCTTCGGCCGATGGTCCCGATCGTGTCGTACTCATCCATCCAGCAGCGACCGGTATTCTGGTCTCCGTAGTAGATCCGGATCCGGAGTCCGGACTCCCGGGCCTTCTCCAGGACCTCGACAACCTCGACCGGCGTCTCGACGTTGTAACAGGTCCCGTTGTCCAGCTGGTGGTATCGATTGATACCGTGTGCATGCTTTTCTTCAACGATGTTCATCAGATTCCCCTCCTTCCGGCTTTCATCATGAGCATTTCCCACTTCATGATGGCTTTGCAATAAGGTTTGTCGAAAGGGTTTCTCTGTGAGAACGCAACGAACTTTGCGTCAGTAGGGATGCCGTCGTAGTTGCATGCCTTAACCCACAGAGCCCTTGCATCAAGCCGCGCCTTCTCGATCTTTTTGTATGCGTCCATGCTACCTCCTCGGCGGCCGGCATATCCCAGCCTCAATCAATGCCGCGGCATTGCGGCCGTACCACCCCTGGAGCTGCCAACAGAGGCCTGTGTCAATCAGGAACTGCCAGGCCTCGTTGAGCTCTTCGTCGGTATGCTCCTCTCCGTCGAACCCTTCCGCTTCTGGACTCAAGGGAGCCCACGAGGGCTCACCCCTTCTCACAAACTACAGGAGTTCCTTTGTACTTCTTCTGCCCATAAAGGAGAGTGCCGCAGTTCCAGCAAACCTGATTAGTTCCTCTCGGGAGACCTACAATCCTGTTTGTTACTCTACACTTGGGGCAATCTTTCAGGAATAGAAGCGCTAGCCGCATTTCAAGCCGAGGGGCCACTAATAAGCGAAGTTCCATCATTTCCTCCCTCTGAGCAGCTTCAAGCAGGTCTTCCGCTCGATCATCTTCGTGCACTGGTTCAGGATAAGCGTCGGATCATGATACTTCTCTTTCAGGGCTTTCTCAAATTTCCCGACGGAGACCGACACGGCTTTGAGGAACACCTCTGGGCCGGCATAATGAAGAACGGAGTTGGGTTCTTTGAGGACCCGGCTTTCGGTGGCGCAGTTCTTTACGCGGAACGGCCCTTCGGTGGTATCGAACTGGACCAGCTCATCCTCTCCCAGGTGATTCTGAAGGTATTCCCGGAGGGCCTCCCGCTCTTGCTGCAGTTCTTTCAGGTCCCTCTCTACGCAATACAGCATCAGTGCTTTCTTCTGAAGGTTAGTCATGACGTCCCTCCATTTCGATTTGTCGCTCGTGTTCCCGGCATTCTTTGTGATAAGAACCTTCTTCCACCGGTCCCCCGCAGTATTCACAGCGGAGGATCTCCTCCTCTTCCCCCCTGTCTGGAGGGGTGAGGTTATCCCGATTATCCCAAGATGTTGCTGCGATCATGATGCACCTCCTATGTAAGCGAATTAAGTTGTGATTTAAGAGTCTGTGTAGCTATCAGAGCCGCGCCCTTTGGCAGTGCTCCCAGTCTCTTGCGCCCCCTCGCCAGCTTTCGCCTGGGGGCCTATCCTGTGTGCCCGCTGCTTTCGCCGGCGGGCGCGGCGTTGTTTTTCGTAGCCCTTGGATTATAGGGGACTGATCCCCGGGCGCATGGCGTCACCTCCATGAGTGGATTTTGAGAGGGGTGATCAGTCCCTCCATCTCTGGAAATTGACACCGGACCCCAGCCGGATCCAGACCAGATCGCTCATCTGGGCCCACAAGGACCCCTCACTGAATTTCACCTTGAAGGTTCCCTCGACTCCCAGCGTCCGGGCCCTGTCCACAATGTTGTCGTGGCAGTCGACGTGATCCTTCTGGTACATCCCGATGGGCAGGGCGCCGAAGAGGGGCCCCTTCAGGAACCGCGTCTGATACACGAAGCATGCCTTGATGTCTCGCTCACTGTTCCAGTTGATTGGGTAGATCATTTTGCACCTCCTTGGGTATGAAAAGGTCCATGCAGAAGCTTTCCGGCCCCCGCACATCCCACCGCTTTCTACAGGTACCCGTTCCCCACTTTTCGACCAGCCGATCATCAAAGTGTACGCAATCATTACATTTGCACTGCATTTCGCACCTCCTGTTATGGGTTTACCCAGAGGCCCGAAGGCCCCCGAGTAAAGCCAGAACTCAGCTCGCCGCTCGCTTCTTGATGAAGACCAGGAACTTGTCCTCGTCGAACCGGTCGTTCCCCCGCTTCAGCACGGTGCAGGTCTCCCGGATGAGGCTGTTCATGTCCGCCTGCGTGGCGTGTGTATTGTGCATGATCAGGATGTCCGCTATCGCTTCAAAGTCTTTCTTCGTCATGGCTCTATCCTCCAATGTTGAGGGTGATGAACTTCGGGATCCGGGGAGTCTCCCACCGGCGCCGGGCCGCTGCCTCGTCCCACACGGCCTTGAACCCCTTCAGGGGCTCCGCCAGGATCTTCATGTCAATCTTGAACAGCCGCTCGTCCATGTTCAGGATCTCTTTGAACTGGTCGTTCGTGACCACCGGCGTGCTCGCCCCGTGCATCTTGTAAAGCCTGATCGCTTCCTGAAGGATCGCGAGCTCTTCCTTCGTGATGTCCAGCCTGTATCTCTTCATGGTGTCCTCCTGTCTATGGTTAAGCCCTTGCCAGCGTCATCGCCTGGGCTTCGATCCTGTTGTATTCAGGGAGAGGTATTTCTGGTTCCCGTCCGGTTGACCCGGTGTGTCCGGTCCTCTCTGTCCCCTGTCTGCCCGTCTTCCTGGCTTGTCTGTGCCCCCGGTCAGGTTGTCAATGATCATGTTCGGCTGCAGAGTAGCACTCGTGGCACAGCTTGTCAAGCTTTTTTTTCATAATATTTCAATTATTTTTTATCCGGTGTGAAATCAAGTGTTTATGCACATTCCTCAGCATTATGAAAATTCTTTGTTTTACCCCCTTTTTGAGGTGGCAAAAAATCCTTGACATTTCAAATACATGATGCTATTGAATACCCTCAGAGGTGAAAAATGTACGATGTGACCCAGACCCACTTCCGAGACCTCTACGGCCGGCTCCTCTGGACTGAGCCTCTCCAGGAAGAGTATCGCCTCTACGAGCTGGAGGAGGTCATCTTGAACCGCTCCTCAGAAGGGCCCAAGGAGTTCTTGGTCAAGCGTGTCGCCCTCGCGGAGAATATCCAGCACGTTAATCTCGAACCGGTCCTCGAACAGATCATCGTCACGGAGCCGCACCTATGATTACCTCAAAGGACTACGCTGAGTACCGATCCACAAAGCGCTCGCTTACCGCGAACCAGTGGGCTGAGATCATAAAGCTCCTGGCCCTCATCCTCGGCGTCTGTGCCCTGAAGCTCCTTATCTTTGGTGATGCGTAATGGAAAAACGGCCGCCCATAGACTGGGAAGCGATCGAACGCGACTATGCGGCGGGCATGCTTTCTGTCCGAGAAGTAGCAAAGAAGTTTTCCATCTCTCACACAGCAATCCAAAAGCGGGCCAAGGAATGGAACTGGTCCCGCGACCTCTCAAAAAAAATCAAAAGAGCAGTTGCCAGAAAGTTGGTTGCCAGCTCGGTTGCCACTTTGAATGAGAAGGACATTGTCGAGGCTGAAGCTGCTACAGTTGCCAGTGTTCAAGTCCTTCATCGTAAGGACATTTCCAAGAGCCAGGCGATCGTTGAGAAGCTTCGAGCCCAGCTTGATGAAGCCCTTGAGAACCGTGAGGCGATCGAAGAGGCGATCGACAAGGCGACGGTCGGAGAAGATGGGAAGGTGAAGTACGCGAAGCGCTGGTCGATGAAGAAGGCTGTCTCTTTGCCGACTCACGCCGGCGTCCTGAGAGACCTGGCTGTCGCTCAGAAGACTTTGATCGGGCTTGAACGGCAAGCCTTTAACATGGGTGACGATCCAGAGCCAGAAGGTTCAAAGATCGTTGCTCTGATTGCTAATGGGATTCCGTCGCAGGTGAAGAATGGTTGAGGAGAAGCTCAAGGTCGATTTTCCTGAGAAGCTTATGCCCCTTTTGTTCGGGACATACAGGTATAAGGTCGCCCATGGAGGGAGGGGATCCGCGAAGTCATGGTCATTCGCGAGGGCCCTCTTGATGCACGGCGTCAACAGGCCTCTCCGGATCCTCTGTGCCCGTGAGATCCAGAAGTCTTTGGCCGATTCTGTGCACCAGCTGCTCAGTGATCAGGTCGAGATGATGGGGCTGCAGGGGTTTTATGATATCCAGCAGACAGAGATCAACGGCAAATTCAACAGCACCAAATTCATCTTCCATGGGTTATCAGAGCTCACCGTCGACACAATCAAGTCTTACGAAGGCATTGACATCGTCTGGGTGGAGGAAGGACAAAGCATTACCGAGAGGTCCTGGAAGATCCTTATCCCGACGATCCGTAAGGATGGATCCGAGATCTGGATCAGCTTCAACCCGGACCTTGACAGTGACCCGACTTACGTCCGCTTCGTAAAGACCCCGGCTCCTGACAGCATTGTCGTCGAGATGAACTGGAGGGACAACCCGTTCTGGAACGACATTCTTGAGGCAGAGCGGCAGGACTGCCTGAAGAGATTCCCACAGGACTATGACAACGTCTGGGAAGGGAAGTGCCGGCCGGCCGTCGAAGGCGCGATCTTCTTTGAGGAGCTCTCCCGGATGGAGAAAGAACACAGGGTATGCAACGTGCCCTATGACCCGATGTTGAAGGCGCATGTCGTCGTCGACCTGGGGTTCAATGATGAGATGGCAATCGCCGTGGTACAGCGCCACGTCTCTGAGGTGAGGGTAATCCACTACCTGGAAGGGACGCAAAGGACTCTCTCCAGCTATTCTGCAGAGCTCAAAGAGCTTAGGCTTAACTGGGGCAAAGTCTGGTTGCCTTACGCGGATGGGTTCAGCAAGGACTACAAGACCGGGAAGGGCAGTGACGAGATCTTCAAGGCCTTGGGCTGGGATGTAGCCTCTAAGCAGGAGGTCTCTGACCTGGACATCGAGAACGGGATCAAGAGATGCAGAGAAGTCTTCCCCCGGGTGTATGTAGACCAGTCGAACTGTGCCGCGCTGATTGAATGCTGGAGGAGATACCGGAGGCACATCAACAAGCAGACTTTGACAGCAGGCGCCCCATTGCATGACCGATACAGCCACGGAGGCGACTGTACCAGATATATCTTGACGAACGTCGACAGCATGACGAACGACACGGGGAAGAAGCCCATGCCCCGGAACGTGGCGTCATACGGCCCGCTTGATGCGGCAGTGGGGTACTGACATGTTCGATGAAATGAAACGGCGACTTCGAGAGAAGCTTTACAATGAAGAGCCAGTGCCTGAAGAAAATGAGATCATGGCCGAGGAAGAGGACCGGAAGAGCAAAGCCAAGCACCTTGAAGCTATCGAAAGGCTCTCCAGTTCCCTCATCCTGAAGCGCAACACAGCTGTCACGGCCCGTGCTACCTGCGGGATAGAGCAGATATGGCGCGAGGATGAACTGGCCTTTGAAGGGATCGACGAGAACTATCTCCGGAACAGGATGGTCGACTATGCCACGCAGACGGCGCCGGCAAGGACATCTTCGACTTCCCCGAAGAGATCTCAAGTCGTCATCAACATCGTTCGGCCGAAGTGCGAGACAGCCGAAGGGCGGTTCTCTGATATTCAACTTCCCACTGACGGGAGGAACTGGGGACTTCTCGTCACGCCGAAGCCAGAGATCTCCGACGCGATTAAAGACGACAGGCCCGCCCTCCTGAAAGAGACCAAAGAGCCTGTCACAGGTCCGAACGGCGAGCCCTTGACGATGCACGACGTCGCAAAGTCCGACAAAGAACGGGCTGAAGAGAAGATGCAGAAGATGGAGACTCAGATCAACGACCAGCTGACTGAATGCTCCTATAACGGCGAGTGCCGCAAAGCTATCCAAAACGCAGTCCGGCTGGGCACAGGGATCTTGAAGGGCCCCATGATTGTGAAAGACCTCAAGAAGCGATGGGTGCCCCAGAACGATGGGAAGACGACGGTGCGTATCTTGGAGGTGAAGGAGGACCAGCGCCCGATCTCCAGGTCGATAGACCCATGGGACGTGTTCCCGGATCCGGAATGCAGGGACGACATCAAACGAGCTGCCTACATCTGGGAGAGAAGGACCATTACCCCACGAGAGTTGAGAGACTATGCCGGCGTGGAGGGCTATCTCCCGGATCAGATAGAAGAAATCCTCAGAGAAGAGCCTATCAAACTGACAGTCGCCTCACCGAAGGAAGACAACTTGTTCTTGGTTCGGTATTCGATGGGGATCAGAGGATCCTCTTATGAGCTCTGGGAGTACAACGGGGACGTGAACCGTGAAGATCTTGAGGCCTTGGGGTGCGACTGCTCTCAGGGTATGTTCCCCTCGATGAGCGCCTGCGTCGTGATGGTGAACGACCGACCGATCAAAGCCACGTTGAACCCTCTGGACACCGGAGATTTGCCTTATGACTTCTTCGTCTGGACAAAGAGGGCGAGTGTTCCTTGGGGTGTGGGCGTGGCCCGGGAGCTGATATGGCCTCAGAGGGTTCTGATTGCAGCCTGGAGGGCGATGATGGACAATGCCGGCGACAGCGCCGGAGCAAACATCGTCCTTGGGAGCAGCATCGAGCCGATGGATGGGAAATGGGAGATCACCGGCAAGAAGCTCTGGAAGTCCACTGATGAGCAGACGAACATCGACAAGCAGTTCGGGCAGTTCCAAATCGCGAACAACCAGCAGGAGCTGCAGGCGATCATCGAGCTCGCTCTTCGATTTGCGGACATGGAATCTCAGCTGCCGATGCTCTTCACAGGCGAGAAGGGAGAGCTGCCGAAGACCCTGGGCGCCACGAACATCATGGTGGACAGTGCGAACGTCGCTCTGAGGACCAGGGTGAAGCTGTGGGATGACTGTATCACCAGGCCTCACATTACCAGGTACTACGACTGGAACATGCAGTACAACGATGACGAAGATATCAAGGGAGACTATAAGGTTGACGCACGCGGTACCTCGGTCCTCCTTGAAAGAGAGCAGGAATGGCAGAGCACCAAAGAGATCCTTGAAGTGAAGCAGGATCCTGAGCTGAGCATGATGATCGACTGGAAGAAAGCGATCAGGAAGTTCTTTATGGCCCGGAACATCGACATCATGCTACCGGACGACAAGATCACCGAGAAGGAAGAAGAGCGGAAGAAGCAGCCTCCTCCGATGGATCCGAGCCTGGAAGCCGCGAAGATCAGGTCCGAGGCTGAGCTGCAGAAGGCTCAGCTGACACAGCAAGCGGACATGGCCGAGCTCCAGCTCAAGGCTCAGCAGGCAGACTTAGACCGGAAGCACAACATGGAGCTGAAACTCATCGACAGAGACATCAAGGCGATGGAGCTTTCCCAGGCCTCTGGGGTAGCCCTGGATAAGATCAAGGCAGAGCTGACGATCACAGCCCAGAAGCTGAACACGCAGATCGCCATGTCGAGGGACAGGAACGCGAAGCCCTCGGCGCAACTGACAGAGCCCGTTGTAGAGCCGCCCGAGAAGGCGGCCCCGGGGTACGCTTTTCAGAGGTGACAAGATGCAGAACTACGGCACAGTCCCATCGAGAAACACGTCGGTCGCGAGCCCTCCTCCCAAACCGAGGAAGGGCTTAATCGAGAAGGCGATGGAAGAACCCAAGAAGCCCGTGAGGAAGCCATGAACATGGAAGCAGGCAAGTTCTACATGCACGAGAAGGGCCGGAAGATCGCAGTGATAGGACAGGTGGAGAGCTTCAAGTGGGGGCCCATGCTCGTGGTTGAAGAGACAGACGACACAGGGCACTCGATCTCTTGTGTCGAGACGAAGGATTCGGACCTCAACGACAACAACTGGGTTGAGATCGGGAGAGATGAGTGGATGAGGAACTTCGCATGATCATGTTCTGGAGACATAAGCCGAAGATGGAGCCAGAAGAGCCGAAGGTCCTCCGCGATTTTGAGGCCCGTCTTCCGGACCAGCCGGAGATCGAAGGGGTTTTCGATCCTCGTTCATCTACCTGGAGATTTATTGAAGGCTGGGCGAAGAAGAAGCTGCAGGAAAGCAGAGAGAAGAACGACAACATCAACCGAGGCATTGAGCAGACCGCGTATTTGCGGGGCGAGATCCGGATCTTGAAAGAGATCCTCAGCCTCCCAAAGCCAAAGTCTGTAAGGGGTTTGTTAGAAGAAGAATCATGAGCCGTCCGCAAGGGCGCCTCGTAACCAACCGCCGGGAGACCGCCGGAAGGAGGAGACCATGGAAACGCCTGAACAAGAAGAAGCGAGGATAAGAGCAGAGGTCGCGGCAGAGCTTGCAGCCGAGGAATCGGGGGAAGCCCCGATTGTCGATGCTGAGCCGCCGGTAGAGGAACATCGGGATAACCCTCCTGATGCTCCTCTTGACCCATGGGAGGGAGTGAACCCTGCTATCAAAAAGGCATTTGATGAAATGTCTTCGCGGGTTGCAACCCTTCAGGCCACCGAGCAGAGACTGAAACAGGCGGAGTCGCGTATCGGCTCGATCACGAACGAGTTACATGCGGCAAGGAAGGTTGCAGATTCAGCTGTAAAGAGTGCGCCGACCGCGGCGCAGATCGAAGCAGCTGCTGCGTCGGATGAGAAATGGGAGGCCTTAAAAACAGACTTCCCGGAGTGGGCTGAAGCCTTTGACGGTCGGTTTGACAAGAAGCTGGCCGCCTCAGTGAAAGAGCTTCGAGAAGCCATTAAGGCAGAGCTGAAGGAAGAGGTCGGCGGGAACACTGCCGAGAACCTGGACCTGAAGCTCTTGAGCGTCGTCAAGCGGAACTGGAGAACCACGATTGCCTCGAAGGAATGGAAGGACTGGCTCGTAACGCAGCCTCCCGAACGCCAGGCGCTCGTGAACAGTGAGAAAGCTGAGGACGCCATAGACCTCATCGACTCGTTCGAGCAGACACAAAAGCAGCCGGCGAAGACCGCTACAGAGATCGCTGCTGAACGCAAACAGAGAATGAAACAGTCCGTCCTTCCCCAAGGCGGGAAGGCGACACCCCCGAAATCGGAAGCAGACATGTCTGCAGCCGAATTAAGGGCCAAGATAGGCAGAGAGGTCTTTGCCAACACATAGAGGTGACACCATGCAGAAATATGGAACCGTAGCATCAAGAAACCTGATTCGTGCCGAGATGAAGATGCTCAAGCACGCAGAGCCCATCCAGGTTCTCACGTCGTTCGGGGACCACAAGGAGCAGCCGCTCAACAAGACCGACACGATCGTCTTCCGGCGCTTGAAGCCGTTTAACGCGACGGCAACGGAAGTCCCCAGCATCACGGCCGCGAACTTCCTGACGGCTGAAGGCGTGACGCCTACCGCGAACACGATCAGCTACACGGACGTGACCACAACCCTCAACCAGTACGCCGTCCTGTTCAAGTTCTCTTCGAAAGCGGAGATGATGTACGAGGACGACATCCCCAACGACATGGCGAAGCTGACCGGCGAGACCATGGCGGAAGTCGCAGAGCTCATCTGTTACGGACAGGTGAAGGCCGGAACGAGCGTGATCTACGCAAACGGCACGACAAGAGACGGCATCAATTCAGCGATCAGCCTGAACGACTTCCGGCTGGCCGCGAGGACCATGGAATCGAACCGCGCCAAGCAGGTTACCACGTCGATCAAGCCTGGCCCGGACTTCGGGACCAGCTCCGTCGAGCCTGGGTACATCGTCTTCTGCCACACGGATCTGCTGGCAGACATCCGGAACATCCCCGGGTTCACCAAGAGAGTCGATTACGGCTCTGCGATCAAGCCTGTTCACCCGCGTGAAGTGGGCGCGATCGAAGAGTTCCGTATCGTCACGTCCCCGCTGTTTGCTCCGTTCCTGGCCGGCGGCGCTGCGATCGGCACCACTGGGATGGTCGCTGCGGACGACGCGACCATCGACGTGTATCCGTCGATCGTGATGGCAGAGAGCGCCTGGGGGCAGGTCTCTCTGAAGGGCAAGGGCCACTCCGGCGTCTCCCCGACGATCATCCCCGCGTCGGTGAAGAACCATGCGAACCCGAGCGGTATGTTCGGGTACGTCGGAGCTGACTTCTGGATGTCCGCAGTCCGTCTCAACGAGAACTGGATGACGCGGATCGAGTCGGCCGCCACTGACATTTCCGGATAACCGGTGAAAGAAAAGACCTCAGCTGAGCTGAGGCACAAGGAGGCCTAACATGGCAAAATATCAAGACTTTCTCAGTAGGGTCGGGTCGAACAGGGACCGTGCCGCTCTCCGGGGCATCTTCTCTCAGTTCCTGACCGATGACGATCCTCCGGCTCTGAAAGATCTGACGCTCGCGTCAATCGTTCTTTCAGGTGCGGAGACCACGGAAATCACCATCTCCGGGGCAAGCACGACCGGCATCTTACAGTCCGGAACCAGCACGACCGCCTACAGCATTACCGGTGCCTTTACGACCGGTATTAATATCGCGGCAGATGGAACCACGGGCATCTCCATCACGAGTGCATTCTCGGGGGTGAACGCGATCTCTCTCGCTGGGACGGGCTCGACGGCCGGCATCAACATCTCCGGGGACCACACCACGGCAATCACGATTGGCGCTCAGACGACTGGGGCTATCGCGATTACGGGGGCGACGGCAACGGGTATCAGCATCACCGGCGCCTGCTCTACGGCGGCCCTGCAGATGGGCGTTTCCGGGACGACTGCGGGCGACTTCATCTGGTACGGGACCACGGCCCTGTACAAGGTCCTGTTCGATGCAGATGGGGACACGAACGGAGCGGTCTTCTTCGGTGCTGACACGAAGGGCATCCAGACGACCTGGTACGGGGATACTACCGCCTACAAAGTCGTCTGGGATCCTACCGCGGATACCAACGGGAGCTGGAGGTTCGGCTCTGATGGCAAGGGTGTCGAAGTTGTCCTTTACGGTGTGGTTGCGAGCTACAACGTGACCTGGGATCCGAACGGGGACACCAATGGGACTCTGCATGTTGGCGCAGATACCTTCGGCTTGATGTTCAAGCTGTACGGGGACACGACCGGCTGTGGTGTGTTCTGGGATCCTTCCGGTGATACGAACGGGGCCCTCTCGATTGGGGCTTCCGGCGGATCGAAAGGCAATGATCTTCTTGCATACGGTGCCACAAACGGCAACTATATGCACTGGGATCAGAGCGCAAACAGCCTGCTGCTGGTAGGGACTTCAACCGTCCTGAACATCGCAGGCACGACCGCATCCTCAAGTGCTGCTACCGGTGCTTTGATTTGTGCGGGCGGTGCGGGTATCGGCGGCGCGATTTATGCCGGCGATTCCATCAACATGCTCAACGACAAGGCTCTGACTTTGGGTACGACCGTCGCCACGGCTGCAACCAAAATCACCTTGGAGTTCGACTCAACAACCGGCATTGGCCTGTTCAATATGGGTTCAACTTCCGCTCCGATGGTTCTTGCCACGAACCCGGGTTCAGGAGTTATTGGGCACACCGTCAACATCCTCCACAGTGCAGGCGCCGGAGACTGTGAAGATCTTCTGGGCTCCTACACCAAAGTCGCCTTTTCAGGTGACGGTGACAGCGGGGTAACGGCTGTCGGCGGAGCTTTCCGGGCTTATGTCGGAACGGCGGTTGGAGATTCCACGGTTGTTAAAGAACTCTACGGCATTCAGCCTTGGTGTTCACATGACGGGACTGGTGCAATTACGGCGATGTCTGCCCTTTCGGCAAAGTGCGACGTGAACACCGGGAACTTCACGGCAACAACCGTCAATGCTGGGCACTTTCATGTTGAGGGCGCAGCGACCGTTACGTCTTCGATGTTCGATGGCGTGATGATCGAGATCTATCCGGATGTCACCTGCCTGGATGCAGGCCTTCGGATAGTGACGGATACCGGCGCAGTGATGACCAACGGCATTGCGATTTCTGGAGTGATGACGAACGGCTTGAACCTGTCCGCAACAGCCGATGTGGGTATCCTGATGACCGGCGCCACCAAAGGAATCGATGTGACCTGCTCTGCAATCGGAGCGACCGGGAGGATCGCAAAGCTGGCAGGTTCTATCGCGGCAGGAGCCTTGACCGATGGATACGGCGCAGTGGAAGTTGACCTTACCATGACGGGAACTCAGGCTGACCATGTGGCCGCCCTGTCTGCATGGGTCAATATTGCGGATGCGGCAATCACCGGCGGGGCAGGAAAGTTCGTTTGCGCCCAGGACAACGGGCTCTATGCCAGCAGCCCTGGTGAGATGGCGAACACCAAGGTGATTTACGGCATGAGGGCACAGGCGGTGGGCATGCCGGCGGATGCTTTGATCTTCCCCTTCTCGTTGAACACGGGTGGGGCAATCGGGCATAAGGCTCTGTTCGAGATCAATACGACAGAGGAAATGAGCTGTGCGGCGGGCAAGAGCACGGAATCCATCTTTGCCCCGATCTTCTACGACGCGAACGGGAAGACTTGGTATGTCGAGCTCTTCGCGTAAAGGAGGTGAACGCTATGTCTCCGGAGATCTTTTTGGGAGAAATAGAAATCCCGGCAGTTCCGGCAGTGCCTGCTTCGGTTCTAAAGGAGGGGTTCTTGCGGATGGAGGCAGGCGAGACAGTTCTTTTACGCACGGTGCCTGCAGGTAAGAAATGGAGCATCGATCTCAAGGTTCGCATTACTGAGACAGATGCTTAAAAAGAAAGCGGGATAGGGTCCATGGCTCGACAAGGCCGGTCCTGGCCGGCCTTCCCGCAGTTAATCCAGGAAAACATCACACCAGGAGGTGTATCATGGGAGAGGTAGTGAAGATGTATCAGGGCAAGGCGGTGCAGTTGAATATTCTCGAACGGATGGGTCTTCTCGCGATCCTTCCGAAAGAGGGGACCTTCCAGAACCTCAAGACTTTGCGGCTGTTTAGGGAAGCGCTCTCATTCGGTGAGGAAGAAAACAAAAAGCTGCAATGGATGCAGCAGGGGAACATGCTGACATGGAATCCCTTCGCGCTGAAGAACAAGGAGACCGGGGAGTATGTCGTGGCGCCTGCGCCGATCTTGAAGCAGATGCTGGACAAGGATCCGGACAAGTTCGAGACGGAGCCTTCGTGCCCTGACAAGGAAGTCAAGGTCAGTGGAACCATCGAGGGGATCATCGTCAAAGCATTGACGGATCTCGACAAGGCGGGGAAGCTGACGGAAGATCAATACTCCCTCTATGAGAAGTTCATGGAGGGCAACGAGGACGAAGGGGCAAAGAGCCCGAAGGAGTGAGCTATGTTGAACCTCAGTGAACAGGTAAAGGGCGGAACTTTCTGCCTCTCGAAAGCGGGAATGGCAGAGGGGACGGGTGATGCAACGGTCAAGATCAACGCTCCGAATGGTGCAGGGGTGGACTTTGCGATCAACGGCATCATGTACCACAAGGCAGACACCGACAGCATTGATCCGACCAGTTGCACGGAGCAGGCTCTCGGGACGACCTGTCTCTACATCTTCACGTTGAACAGCTCGTTGACCCTGGACACCATCAAGGGGACCGAGATTGCCAACGCGAATGTCGGCAACGACCCGGTGCAGTGGCCGGATCCGGTGGCGAACACCTGCCCGATCGGTGGGATGAAAATCGCCACGGGAACGACGGCTTTCCAGGTCGGCGTGGACGATATCACCGACGATGTCGGGACGGGGACGATCACGTTCTACGATTTCTTCGCGATCCCGGATGCGCCGCAGGTGTCGTAGTGAACCCCCGGGAGGGGGTTTCCCCCCTCCCGATTTTCAAAGGAGAGGATTATGCCAAAGGGAAAGTCTGACCAGGAACAGACCGATCTCGAACGGAGAGAGCAAGCCCTGAAAGAACGAGAGGGGGCGCTTGAATCCGATTTGAAGAAGCTCAACGTCACGCGGAAAGCCTTGAAAGAATATGAGGCGACAAGTGTAGCCAGTGGGGCACCGCTCACGATTAACGAGATCGGCCAGGGCAAGGGGGTTGAGATGGTAACTGAGTACGACCCCAAGAAGTCTGTCGATCTTGAAGCCTTCATGAACGAGCTCGTCACGATTTACGTTTATCCTGACGGGACCCAGGGGGCGCTCGATATCATTACGCCGAACGTCAACGGGCTCAACCAGCCTATCATCAGGGGGCTGGACCAGAGGGTCAAGAGGAAGTATGTCGAGGCCCTCGCGAGATCCAGGACGACGAACTACATCCAATCTCTCGCGGATCCTTCACGTCCCGAGAGTATTCAGATGAAACCAGTGTCCGCGTTGACGTATCCCTTCGTCGTGAGGGAAGACAGGAATCCGAACGGTGCCGCCTGGCTGAGATCGATACTCGAACAGCCGATGTAATGAGGTGGCGCAGTGACATTTTTATCGTTATGCCAGCGGTTGAGGCAGGAGGCCGGGCTGTCCGGGACGGGTCCGACTACTGTGACCGGGCAGACCGGGGAGATGAAGCGGATCGTCGATTGGATATCCGCTGCCTATGAAGATATCCAGAATCTTCACACAACATGGCGGTTTCTCCGCAATGACTTTTCCTTTTCCACCATTGACGGGACCCAGGACTACACGCCTACTTCGGTCAGTCTGACCTCTTTTGGATCCTGGATCAAGCGAGACATCCGGATCTACAGTGCAGAGGCTGACGAGACGTTCCTCACGTATTACCCCTGGGAGCTCTTCAGGGAGGCCTTCTTCTTTGGGTCTCACAGGTCTCAGGAAGGAAGACCTACCGTCATCACGGTGCGTCCGAACAATACTCTGACTCTGTGGCAGATTCCTGACGCCGTCTATACGGTGAACGGGGAGTACTACAAGACTGCAGACGTCCTCTCTGGAGATTCAGACCCCCCCTTAATTCCTGACAGATTCCAGATGATCGTTGCCTGGAAAGCCTTAATGTATTACGGGGCTTACGCAGGAGCGGACGAGAAGTACGCCCACGGGTCGAACGAGTACAAAAAAATCCTGACCGGGCTGGAGTTTGATCAGCTTGAAGACACGACTTACGGGGAGCCGCTGGCATGAAACTTCCTCGTGTACAGACAAAAGCCGAGTACATCAAGTTCCGTGGGGGGCTTGATCTGGAGTCTCCGGCCCTTTCGATTAACCCCGGCGCCCTGCTGAAGGGCATGAACTACATGTCGAACCCCGAAGGTGGGTACGAGCGGATCGATGGGTACGAGCGCTATGATGGAAGGAGCTCTCCCTCTGATGCGACCTACTATTATGTCACCTACACGGCAACGGCCGGAGGGCCCGCTGTAGGGGAGACGATAACAGGGGTCGACAGCGGAGCCACTGGAGTCGTTATTGTTGTCGGTGATGGGTACCTCGACTACACGAAGCTGAGCGGAACCTTCACGGCTACCGAGGTGATCAATGTAGGAGGAGTGGCTAAGGGGACTCTGACCGCAACTTCTTCTGCAAAGGGCGAAACCACAGCTCTCCTCCATGCCACAGCTCTGAATCTTGCCGCAGACGCATACAGGTCGGATATTGCGAAGCCGGCAGGGGCAACTGCAATTCGGGGACTGGCTCTTCTAGCCGGCGTCCTTTATGCCTTCGTGGACGATTCTACAGCCGCTTATGGAGAGATCTACAAGGCCACCGCAGCGGGGTGGGTGAACGTTCCTCTGTTCAGCCAGATCAGCTTTACGACCGGTGTCTCTGAGCCTGCAGAGGGTGCGACGATAACCCAGGCCGTTTCCGGGGCCACTGCTTTAGTAAAGCGGGTTGTCCTGGAATCAGGCACCTGGGCTGGTGGGGACGCAGCCGGAAGGATTATTATCGGGACAATCGTCGGGACCTTCGACGCCACGAACACCATCTCGGTAGGGGCGACTCTGAAGTGCACGGCCTCAAGCCTGGCAACGGCAATCGCTATCACAAAAGGCGGCCGATATGAGTTCGTCGTCTACAACTTCACCGGGTCCACGTCCACGAAGAGGATTTATGGATGTGACGGTAAGAATTACGGATTTGAGTTCGATGGTACCGTGTATGTCCCTATACACACCGGGATGACGACCGATACTCCCGAGTACGTTGCCGCTTTTAAGAACCAGCTTTTCTTCTCCTTCAAGGGTTCTTCTCAGAACTCTTCTCCCGGGAGCCCGTATGCCTGGTCCGCTGTCCTCGGAGCTTCAGAGATGGCGATGGGCGAAGACGTCACGGGGTACTCCGTTGAATCTGAGACACTGCTCGTGATCTCCAGGAATACAGCAAACCAGCTTTCCGGCGAAAACGCAGACACCTTCTCCCTGGATCCTCTGGACGCAGAGATCGGAGGTATCCCAAGAACGATTCAGTCCATCGGGAAGACTTACTGCCTGGACGACAGGGGGATTATCCAGATCACCAGGGCGCAGGAGTTCGGTAATTTCAGCCTTGCCACTGTGAGCAAGAAGATACAGAAGCTTGTGAACACCATGCGGTCTGTCGTCACAGCCTCTGCGGTTTACCGGGCAAGGAACCAGTATCGGCTTTACGGAAGCGACGGGACCGGGATCTGTATGACGATCGGCCAAGGGCAGTATGGCCTGGAGTATTATTTCACGGAGTTCCTGTATCCCATCTATGTCTCCTGCACCTGCTGCGGGGAGGACTCGACCGGGAAGGACGTTGTTTTCTTCGGGGCCACAAACGGGATGGTCTACCAGGCCGACAAGGGCTCTTCTTTTGACGGGGAAGATATCGAAGCTTACATCTGGTTGCCGTTCAATAACTCAAAATCCCCAACGGTCTTGAAGAGTTACCGGAAAGCCACCCTTGAAATGACAGTGGTCGGGTACTGCTCGATCCGCCTGAGCGTCGAGTTCAGCTACGGCGACACGGAGATCCAGACCCACATCACGCAGACGGAAGATATAAGCTCCATGCTTGAGATCGCAGGTTATGGTGGGTACTGGGATCTCTCTGACTGGGATTCGTTCTATTACGATTCCCGGGTAGTTTCGAGTCCGGTCTATGATATCGCAGGTGATGGGACAAACATAAGCCTCATCATCTACGTGAAGACAGACAAGGACATCGGCCATAAGCTTGATGGCGCGATCATTCATTATACTCCGAGACGGCTTGTCAGGTAGGAGACGGAAATGGCGACTTTTAATACTCCGATCGATGTAGTTCCCGGGACTCTTGCGAAATCCTCGGATATAAACAATCTGGACGCTGCAACCGCTGCCGCCTTTGCGCTTCTCCCTACGAATGCGAGCATCAATGCCGGGACCATCAATTATGCGGTCGATAGTGGAACTGCGAACGTCTACGCTGTAGCCCTTCAGATGACCGCCACGAGCCTTCCGGACGGTCTTTCTATCGTCATGAAGCCTGCGAATGCAAACACAGGGGCATGCACGTTGAATGTCGACTCTCTCGGGGCTGTCTCGATAAAGACGGAGGCGAGTGCAGATCCTTCCGCAAATGACATCGTAGCCGGCGTTCCGGTAGAGCTTCGGTACAGTTCGACCACCGGGTACTTCCATATCATCAAGAGCTCTGCCGCTGCTTCTACTGCCGCCGCCGCTTCTGCTGCTGCAGCTGCCGTGTCTGCCGCCGCTGCGGCAAGTTCTGCATCTTCTGCTTCGGGATACGCGACAAACGCCTCTGCAAGCGCCTCTGCCGCTGCCGCGTCTGAGCTTGCAGCTTCTGGTTCAGAAGCTGCTGCTCTTGCTTCTGAGAACGCCGCTGCTGCCTCAGAGGCCGCGGCTCTTGCTTCGGAGACCGCCGCAGGCCTTTCGGAGACCGCTGCTGCAGCTTCTGAAAGTGCTGCGAGTGCATCCGAACTTGCTGCGGCTGCTTCAGAGTCTGCTGCTGCCGGGTCGGCTGTTGACGCTGCTGCATCTGAGACCGCAACAGCAACCCTTTACGACAACTTCGACGACCGGTACCTGGGGGCGAAAGCCTCAGATCCTACCCTGGACAACGACGGGAATGCCCTTCTTACAGGGGCGATGTACTTCAGTACAACTGAAGACGCGATGAAGGTCTACGATGGCGCTACCTGGCAGGTGATCGGGGCGAGCCTCGGCGCCGGGGATGGAATCGATATTACAGTGGCTTTGGGAATCAGCACGATTTCTCTCGACCTGAAGGCGAACGGTGGGCTCGTAATCGAGACTGGAAAGCTCGCCCTGGACCTTGGAGCCTCGTCTATCACGGGGACTCTTGACGTGCCTGACGGAGGGACCGGAAGGGCTACCGGGACGACGGCTTATGGCCTGATTGCCGCCGGGACGACGGCGACGGGGGCCCACCAGACCCTTGCAGCAGGCCTTGCCACAGAGATGCTTATCGGGGGAGGGGAGTCCGCTCTCCCGGTCTGGACTGCCGCAACCGGGACCGGATCTCCCGTAAGGGCCCAGAGCCCTACCTTCTCTGTAGGTCTTACGAGCCCGCTTGTGAACCTCAGCGCCTCTTCAAATCAGCTTGTCTTTCAGTCTGGAGGAGTGACAGGCACAATCTCTTGGACCCCAGCCTCTACGAACAAGAAGATCACCCTGCCGAACGGGACGACTGATTTCACGCTAACAGGCGGAACCTCTCAGGTCCTGATGCAAGCCACGGCGGGAGGAGCCTTTACCGTAGCGCAACTCGCAGCTTCAAACCTCAGCAACGGCGTTACGGGAACCAGCGGAGGGGTTGTCCTGGCGACAGGGGCCACTATAACGACTCCCACGATAAACACCCCAGACATCAACGGCGGGACGGCAGACAGCCTTACCTCCTTCAGTATCCGGGACACGAGCGCAGCGTTTGACGTGACGATTGCTGCAGTTTCTTCCGTTGCCCTGACTGCCGGCAGGACCTTGACCCTGGACATGGTAAACGGAGCCAGAAGCGTGAAGCTTGCCGGGGACATCGATATCGCCGGAGACCTGACGACTTCAGGGGCTTACTCTCTCACGATGACCCTGAGCAATACCACGGCGATAACCTTCCCGACTTCCGGGACCCTGGTCTCTTCGGTCACGACTGCGAACGGGGTCTCTGCAACGAATACGGCCGGCGCCCTGTCTTTCACTCTGGGGGCAATCACTCCGACAACGGTGAACGGGCTGACCCTATCCTCTGCCACAGCCGGGTGCCTCCGGGTAGCAACAGCAGCGAATACCGTCGGGGACCTTGCTGTAGGTCTTACTACCCAGATCCTCGTAGGTGGGGGAGCTGGCACCGTGCCTGCCTGGGGCACTGATTTGCCTACTGCCGTGACGATAGGCGGGGCTTATGTCTATCGGGCCGGAGGCACCGACGTTGCCGTTGCTGATGGAGGAACTGGGGTCTCTACTCTCACAACTGCTTATGGTTTATTGGCAGCAGGGACTACAGCTACTGGGAATGTTCAGACTTTGGCAGCTGGACTTACTACGCAGATATTAGTGGGTGGCGGAGCAGCCGCTCTACCTGCATGGGGTACAGATATTCCGACAGCTGTAACTATTGGCGCAGCTTATATTTATCGAGCAGCAGGGACAGATGTTCCAGTAACCGATGGCGGGACAGGAGTTTCTACTCTTGCTGATGGTGGTCTTGTAATAGGAAATGCTGGGTCTGCTGTTGAAGTAGTAGCTGCTGGATTGACAACACAAATACTTGTAGGTGGTGGTGCTCTTACTGCTCCTGTTTGGGGAACTGACATACCAACCGCAGTAACGATTGGAGCTAAATACATCTATAGAGCTGATGGAACTGATGTCCCTATTGCTGATGGAGGAACGGGAAGAAGTACAAGTACGACAGCTTATGGATTGATAGCAGCTGGAACCACGGCCACAGGCGCACTTCAAACTCTTGCAGTTGGATTAGCAACACAGATTCTGGTCGGAGGCGGTGTGACTGCCTTACCAGCCTGGGGAACGGATATTCCCACTGCTGTGACAATAGGAAGTGCATATATCTATCGTGTCAGTGGCACTGATGTTGCGGTAGCAGACGGTGGTACGGGTCTTAGTTCAGGTACCTCTGGTGGCATCCTCGGGTACACGGCTGCCGGGACGATTGCCTCAAGCGTCGCCTTGACGGACAGCGTTCTCGTTGTCGGCGGCGGGGCAGGTGCTACCCCTACGCCTCTTGCAGACGGCCTCGGTGCGACTACTGAATATCTAAGGGGTAATGCTGCTGGGGAGCCTACTTGGGAGACGTTGACGAAAGAGGCGGTAGCTGGACTTACGACTGCTTCGAGTCCAGAGTTTGTCACCGTAAAGCTCACCGGCCTCACTGACGGATACATCCCCTATCATGTCAGCGATGCAGCGGGGCTTGCGAATACAAATATCTTTACCAACGCCACGATGGTCCTCATCGGAGATACCGCTAACGCCAAGATGACGCAAGGCTTGACGATCAATCAAGGGGCAGCGGATGATGAAATACTGAGCCTCAAATCCAGTGATGTTGGGCATCCCTTCACTACAGCAACAGAAGCAGACACCTATGCGAAATTCAATAAAGAGAATGCCGCACTTGGCGGTGTACGACTCTCGGGATTTTCTGATGGAGATGGCATAGGACTGGTATTAGCTGGATACATGGGGACGACTAATCCTACTGATACTTACCCAGCCGTATGTATCATTGGAGTAAAATCTGATGGAGGGACAGGTAGTGCAGCCTTAGCGGCAACAGAAGCTGTCCTTAGAATACAGAATAGTGCTACCGATCTTCTCTTTGTTCTTGGCTCCGGAAACGTCGGAATCGGTTGCGCCGCCCCCGCCTCTCTCCTCGAACTCCAAGGTGGTCTCACCACAACAGGCGCAGTCTTCACTCTTGGAACGAAGGAAACCACCGTAGCCGCAAACGACGTTCTCGGCCGGATCAACTTCTATGCCCCGCTTGAAGCAGACGGATCGGATGCTATCCTCCCCGGAGCTTCGATTGCCGCAATCGCCACAGGAACTTTCGGAGCTGCAAGCAATGCCACAGCCCTCCATTTCCAGACCGGGAACAGCGAGACTGCCGTGGGGCAGACAAGGCTGTATATCGGGCCGACTGGAGGGGTCTGCGTAGGAGGGACGACTGATCCGGGTGATAATAATCTTTATGTTGTCGGAAATATTGGGATAGGCGTAACTGCTTCTGCAACGTTTCCGCTAATGGTTAAGGGAATCATTGCTCATTTAGATGAAACAGGACTTCCTGCGGAAGCATCAGGATCAAATGGTTTCCTCATAAGCGGATATAACGCCACTGGTGCCGTTATGGGTCGTATGTATCTAGGGGACGGATCTGGATACTCGGTTCATATGTCTAAAAGAATAGGGAGTACTACAACAGATTTACACACTTTTAAGGACAACGGTAGGGTCTACTTTGATGGCGGTGTTGCAATAGGTCATGGGGCTTCTGGCACCGACCCCGGCGACAACAACCTCCTGGTGGATGGCACCCTCAAAGTTGATGGTAATATAGGGATATGGGGATCGGCGGTTAGCAGCAATCATGCAATCTACGGAATCAAATCGGCTACAGACCCTGCCAATGGAAATTCTGGCATGTATTTGTCATTGGAGCCTACCTATACCGGAGCAGAGTCTGTCTCGGAAGCATTTTATGGGCAGGATATTGCAGTATATCCCATAGTAAATGCAGGGCATACAAACAGTGGGGGGATACAAGGTGTTTATTGTGCAGCTTTTAGAAATGCTAACGGGGCTGCGGCAGATGATGGCGGGACGCTTACTGCTCTTAATGGTTGCCGACTTTTATATGGGAACTATAATACCAATGCAGCTGCCACCCCTGCAACCACTTCTGTTCGCGGTATTCTGCTAAATCCTTATGGCACGACAGGCACTATCACGAATCTTTATGATATTGCTGTTGATGCTGTATCTTTAGGCGGCACGATCACCAACCACTACGGTTATTACTTTACTGCCCAAGCAGGAGCAGGGACACTTCTTCGTGCAATTCATATTGGTGCCCTTTCAGGCACTCAGACCAACAAGCATGGCATCTTCATAGATGCTATGACAGGTGCCTCGACTACTAACTACGGAATACAGATCGGGGATGTATCGGGAGCGACAAATAACTATTCGATCTACACTGGGGCGGGAGATGTTCGTTTGGGGGGCGCAGTAACCCTTACTTCAACCCTCCACACTGACGGAGCAGCTACCCTGGCAAGCATCGTGTGCGAGGGGACTTGTAACCCGGATGCGACAGACAGCGGAGTGCTTGGGGATACTTCTCATCAATGGAGTGATCTGTTTCTGGCAAGCGGGGGAGTTATAAATTGGGATAATGGTGATATTACCCTTACCCATGTAGCCTCTAATATCCTTCGCCTAGCCGGTGATGCGGCAACGGAATTTAGTGCAACAGGGAATATAACAGCTTATTACTCTGACGAAAGGCTTAAAGTAATAGATGGAGATATAGAGAATGCACTTGAAAAAGTCTTGTCTCTCCACGGGTTCCACTATCATGCAAATGAAGTTGCCGAGAAATTGGGATATACCCCCGTTCCTGATGTCGGTCTGTCGGCACAGCAAGTTCTCGCGATACTCCCCGAAGCGGTTACTAAGGCACCCGTGAGTGATGAATATCTCACTATAAGGTATGATAGACTTATCCCTCTGCTCGTACAAGCGATAAAAGAGCTTGCGAAGGAGATACGGAAATGACTTTGCCTGCATCTGGCGCGATAACCTTTAACGATATAAACGTAGAAATCGGGGTAGCCGGAACGACGGCTCTTGGTATTGCAGACAGGTATCCGGCCGAAGTCACCAATGGATTACACTGCAGGGCGATGGCGAATATTCCACATCCAGATGCAATAAGTATGGCTGATTTATATGGGAAAATAGATAGGCCATGGAACTACGATTTAAGTGGTCTGACTGGGCCGCGCTATTGGATTCAAAGCGTCGAAGGCTTCGGGGATAAATATTATGCGGTTTATTGGGACGAACTTTCTCCTATATGCAAGATTTATGACACTGATAATTATAGAATAGTCTCTCATTATGATGATGAGGTGGAAGGATATAGATATTACAGAGGGAACCTGCGGGCGACAGACGGCGAAAACTACTGGAAATATGAAATTTGTCGGTATGGCATGGTATTTTGAGAGCAAGGAGTTCATTGAATGTGAGGAATAAAATGATTTATTCTCTGAAATACACTGACAAGATGAAAGAAGGGCTTGGTGGGTATGCGCGGCTCTGGTTTGTCCGGATCCGGCCGAAATACAAAGACGACCAGGGGATCCTGGCCCACGAGCTGGAGCACGTGAGGCAGTGGTGGTGCAACCCGATCGGGCATGGCCTCATGTATCTTTTCATCAAGTCTTATCGGAGGTGGGCGGAAGTGCGGGCTTATAAGATTCAGCTTGCCCTGCCGCCGGCGAACGGAGGGGAGCACTTCCTGAAGCATTTTGCGGGAGCGCTATCAACGAAATACGGCCTGAAGATCTCCGTCGAGGAGGCGGAGAGACTGTTGAGGACATGACTATGCCTGAATATCCAGGGACAGAGCGGAGACAGTTCGTGCCATGCCCCATGCACGAAAGCGTTATGGCAGACTTCGAGAGAGGGGAAAAGCGCATGGACAGGTTTGAGTCCAAATTGGACATCCTCATTGAGAAGCAGCAGGAACAGGCGGTCGCTATCCAGAAGTTGAACGATTCCATAGGAAACGGGATAAGATCGGAAGTCCAAAGAACCATGACCGCTGTCGAGACACTGGCCGACAAGATCACTGAGATATGCAAAATAAACGACAAGAAGTTCCTTAATGGAGATTTAAGGTTAAAGAAACTGGAAGAATTTGCATGGTTCAGGAATTGGGTCACAGGGTTCAGAGATAAGATAATTCTGAAGATCATGACTATTGTATTTGGTGTAGGGGCTTTGATCGGCATTGTCTATCTGATTGAGCGAGGAACGGGATTACTTAAATGAATGCGAGGCTTATCAGGACGGAAACCAGTGACCACGGAACTTTCGGGATACTCTCGATAGATAACTGGTGGTGCTACACAGTAGAACCGCCTTGGAGAGATAACAAGCCTCAAGTGTCCTGCATCCCAAAAGGAACGTATCGGGTGCAGCCTTGGAACAGCGCGAGGTTTCCGAACACGTATAACGTCATGAAGGTCCCGGGAAGGGTTGCGATCTTGACACACCAGGGGAACTTGGCAGGGGATCCCACAAAAGGCTTTCTCCGGCATTCGCTTGGGTGTATTCTTGTAGGGAAAAAGAGGGGTTGGATCGGGAAGCAAAAGGCGGTTCTTCTTTCGGTAGTTGGGATGCGAGAACTGAGAGAAAAGGCCGGCCGGCAGTGTTTTGATCTTGAAATAGAGGGGGTGGCGGGATGATAAGCGCGGTCCTTGGGTTTTTTGGCAGTGCGGCATTCGGTGGGCTCACGGGTCTCTTTGGGGGGATCGTGAACCGGGTGGCGGATTACTTTACCCTGAAGCAGAACAACACGCACAACGAGAAGATGCGGGACAAAGATCTCGAAATCTCGAAGGTCGAGGCCCAGAAGGATCTGGCTATCGCCCGGGACGCGAACTACACATCTCGGGAAATAGCGGACCAGGAGAGCCTCCAGGAGAGCCTTCAGGCAGACAAAGCCACCTATTTAACTCAGGACCTGCAGAAGGATGTCCCTTCGTGGGCGAGGGGCCCTATCGCGATTGCGATGGCTTTTGTGGACCTTATCCGAGGCCTCACCCGCCCGGGGATTACGCTTTACATGTGCATTCTGACGACCCTCATCTGGGTGGAGATGAACGCCCTTCTCTCGAAATACGACACCCAGCCCATGAAACCTGAAGACGCCGTCAAGATCATCATCATGATCGTGGACGGGATCATTTATTTAACGAGTATGTGTGTGGGCTGGTGGTTCGGCTCTCGCGGGAAGAAGATCAAGGAGGGGTAAAATGGCACTATTAAACACGACCCTGGAAGATGTTGAACCTTATGTCCCCCCGACTCCGGAGGTCCCGCAAGACCAGACTCAGGCGCCTACTTATCAGGCGCCGGCGCAAGTCACCGTCACGCCTTCAGAGGTCCCGACCTACAAGCCACCGGAAGAGTACAAGCCTTCCGGGGAGGCTACCGTAGAGGGGAGACTTAGTGGGCTCCTGAGCAAAGATTCTACTTATATGCAATCTGCAAGGCAAAGAGGGGTTATGGAGGCTCAGAGACGCGGGCTCTTGAACACCTCCATCGCAGCTACTGCAGGCGAGAAAGCCGCTATCGAGGGGGCCCTCCCGATAGCTCAGCAGGACGCGACGGCATCCTTCAATGCCGGCATGACTGGGTATCAGGGGAAGGTGGAAGCGGCGAAATCAACCCTTGGGTTTGAGCAGCAGCAGTCCCTGATCGGGACCCAGGCCGCTGCTTCTTCTGCGGTTCAGTCTCAGGCGGCTCAGGAGACGGCAGCTCTCGAAACCCTGAAGGGCGGGATCCAGGCCGGGCTCTCTCTGCAGGACGCCACACAAAAGCTTTATCAGTCTCAATATGATGCAGGGATTGCAGCGGGTCTTTCAAGGCAGGATGCAGAGCAGAAAGCAGTTCTTGCGGCACAGACCGCGCAGGCTGAATACGAAAGGCAGGCGGCAGCGCTGGCGACTGAAGAGACCCTGACTCGCGAAAAGATAGCTTCTGAAGAGGCCCGCCTCGGCAGGCAGCTGACAGCGGAAGAGACCAGACTCCAGATGCAACTTGCGTCTGCAGAAGTCCTTGCCCGGGAGAAGATCGCCTCTGAAGAAACCCGGCTTGGGAGAGAGCTTACCTCCGCCGAGTTGAGGCAGCAGAGGGAGCTTGCTTCTGGAGAGATTATTGCCAGAGAGCAGATCACAGCGGAAGAGACACGCCTTGGGCGACAACTCACTTTCGAGGAAGTGAAACAGCAGAGACAGCTTGCCTCCACAGAGGCGATTGCCAGAGAAGAGATTACCGCAGAATCCGAAAGGCTCGGACGTCAACTTACCGCGCAAGAAGAATCAGAAGCGAGACAGCAGGCGCACGAGACGTTTATTCAGAGGGAAGCCCTCAATGCAGAGGCCGCCAGGCTTGGTAGAGAACTCTCTGCCACAGAGAAGAGACTCACCATGCAGCTGACCTCTGAGGAATACAGGGCAACAGAGGCGATCGATGCGGAGGCTGCCAGGCTTGAAAGGCAGCTGACGGAAGCAGAGAAGTCTCAAATCAGACAGCTCGACACGGAGAAGTACCTCACCGAATACAAAGAGTACCAGGAGACCGCAAGGCTCGGCCGGCAGCTGACCTCCGAGGAGAAACGCAGCCTTCTACAGCAGGAACTTGAAGAGAGGATCGTGGATGCGAACAACACCGCAGCGGGGGAGAGGCTTGGAAAACAGCTGACCGCTGATGAGGAGGCTCAAGGGAGAGCGCTCGTCATGCAGAAGTACGACATCGACGAGAAGATAAAGGCCGAAGAAACGCTTCAGGGCCGACAGCTATCCGCGACTGAAAGAAACCTGCTGCTCCAGGAGAATTTCATTACACTCCGGGCGGATGCGGCGATAGCCTCCGAGGAGAAGCGGCTTGACAGACAGCTGACTACCCAGGAACGAATGGCGCTTACCCAGCAATCGCATGAACTCACGATGCAGGACAGCCAGATAGACTGGGAAAAAGAGCGATTCGGGAAGGAACTTACAGAGGCAGAAAGGGCGCAGGTAGCGCAGTTTGCACAAGAGAAGGAGATCACCGAAGACCAGCGCGAGTGGGAAATAGAGAAATTTGGAAGGGAGCTTAAGGAGGCGGAGAGAGCCCAAACCGCGCAGTGGCAATATGACAAGGACCTCGGGAAAGACAGGATCGATGCCGAGGAGAGGATGCTCGGCCGGCAACTGACAGAGGCGGAGCGGTATCAGCTGAAGCAGCTCGATTACGAGGACTCTTGGGTCCAGAAGAAGATAGACGCCGAGGAAGATCGGCTCGGGATGCAGTTGGAACAGTCCGACAAAGAGCAGATACGGCAACACGAGCACGAGAAGATTCTCCAGAGAGAGCATGACGATCTGACTTTCAAGATGCAGGGGAAGCAATTAACATCTGAAGAGCAGCGGGTAAGGGACCAGATCGTTTCCGAGATGGCCCTTCTCAAAGAACGGTATCTCAAGGAGGAGATGCTCCAAGGCCAGCGGCTGTCTGCAGAAGAACTCATGCAACTGGCAGCGCTCGACCGGGAAGAAAGACTGCAGGGCAAGGAACTCGACCAGGCAGAACGGCAACATTTAAGAGAGACAGAACTACAGAAAACTCTCTCTGGGGCCGAGTTATTAAATCGTTACCAGATCGCAGACCTCCAGACAAGAAGCGCAAAAGAAATTTCCAAGCAGGAACTTGATGCGAGGAAGATTCTTCAAGATGACGCTCTTTTGCTGGAGAGGGACATGACTCTGAAGGAATTTACTAACAGGCTCGAACTCGCAAGACTCCAGGTGGGGTCTAACGAGATGATTGCCAAAAACGAGCTTATCTCCAGGGAGACAATAGCGAACCTCGATGCGAACACCAAGAAATACATGACGGACACAGAAGTCAGAGCCCAGAAGGAGATGAATACCGAGCAGTTGGCAGCGAACAAGCTTGCGTATGAAGCAGAGCTGGGGGTGAGGAAGCTCATCTCCACGAACACCATTGACGGCCAGAAGTGGATCGCCCAGCTGGAAGACGCTGCAAAGCGATACATGACAGATGAGGAGTGGGCCGCCCGGAAAGAGATGACCACGGAGGAGCTGGAGACCCGGATTGCGCTTCTCGACAGAGACTATGAGTTGAAGGTAGGAACTTCAGAAATGAAGTATTCCTACGACCAGAGCCTGAAATGGACAAACCCTCTCACCGGGGAAGAGGACTCTGTCTATAAGACAAATACCGGGACCGTGCCTTACACCGTAACGCTCCCGAACGGGCGGTATCAGAGAGTCTACCCGGGGGACACGTATGACGCCAGGACAGGGCAGGTCATGCCGCCACCGACGCTCGTGAAGAAGGAAGGTCTTTTAGATGCCCAGGCCAGGATC